TTATTGAGTAGTAGAAGTATTATGTGCTCCGGGGGAGGCGCCTTGGTGGCAACCGCATGACTGTTAATCATGATTAGACTGGATCGTTCCCAGTTCCCGGAGCACATAATATTTTATAAATATATGGTTCGTTAGCATAGCCCGTCCCAATGCGTCTCCCTGTCACGGAGAAGATCATCGGTTAAAATCCGATACGGATCGCCAATACAATTGACTTGTAACTCAGTTGGTAGAGTAGCGGACTGTTAATCCGTTTGTCGCAGGTTCGAGCCCTGCCTGGTCAGCCAGTTTTAAATTATGCCCTTATAGTTCAATGGTAGAACGATTCTCTTGTAAGGAATAGATCACAGTTCGATTCTAGTGTCTGGGCACCAAACAATGCTTCTTTAATTCAATGGTAGAATGATCGGCCGATTACCGATAAATGTGGGTCCGATTCCTACAAGAAGCACCATAACACATAGGATAATATATGTCCGTAAGTTTAGAAAAATTAATAAGTAATCCATTTGCTTATCGTGGATTTAAATCTATTTGGGAAAAACGATCTGCTGAAGTTGAAGAAGATTGTCTTTATACTTTAGAGAATCCCGAACTAGATGATAATGAAAAATTTCTAATACTTAATTGGTATGATAAACCTATTGGATTGACTGGATATTATCTAGTTGATAACCGTATTATATTAGCATGGCATGGAATAGTTCCTGATGAACAGGGAAAAGGTTATTCAAGTCTTGCTTTAAAAAGATTAGCAGAAATCCTTATTGCTAAATATCCTGATGCTAAAGAATTAATTGAATTGGTTCCGCAGGATAGAGAAACAGAAGTAGGTCCTTATTTTATAAATCAAGGATTTGAAACTGTAGGTACAATATTTAAACATCCTGACTTTGTGCAAGATGTGACCTGGATAGAATATGTTGCTCCTCTTGAAAGGTTAATAGAAAAACAATCTCACCATTATGGGACATAACTTTGACGCTACGAACGTTGAATGCCCAGTTCGACTCTGGGTGGTGGGTCATTCGCCATTTTGTACTATTCTTATAAATATATGTTTAAGGAATACAAAATGCGCAAACAAAAGAAGTATCACTATATCTATAAAACTACTTGTTTAATTACTGGTAAGTTTTATATTGGTATGCATTCAACTAGTAACTTGGAAGATGGATATCTTGGAAGTGAGAAAATTTTGGGTTACTCAAGACGCAAATATGGCGATGAGAACCATAAAAAAGAAATACTTGAATTTCTTAATTCAAGAGCAGAACTTAAAGTTAGAGAAGCACAATTAGTTAATGAAGATATTTTAAAAGAATCTTTATGTATTAATCTTAAAATTGGTGGTGAAGGTGGTTGGGAATTTATTACAAAATTTTTATCAAAACAACAATTAAAAGATCGTGCTATAAACTCTCATTTAAAACAGATAGAATTAAAAAATACTGATCCTGATTGGGTTAAGAAAAAATCAGTAAATATGTCAATTACTCTTAAGCAACAATATAAAGATGGTAGAAAATCAGTTAGTTATTTTTCCTCAGAAGCAATTAAAAAAGTTAATTCAGTAGATACTAATATTAAAAGAATAAATACTCTTAGGAAAAGTAATCACCAGCAAGGTGAAAAGAATTCAAATTTTGGTAAACGAAATAAATGTGTATCAAAAGAAGGAATAACAAAACGAATACAAATATCTGAAATTGATAGCTATCTAAATGATGGTTGGGTTTTAGGTATAAAGAAATAATGGTGATATGTCAGAATGGTTATGAACTACTCTCATAAAGTAGGCTACGTTGGTTCGACTCCAACTATCACCACCAGAATCAATTCTCGAGTTTGATCAGGCCGGCGCGCCCTCGATTAATAGTTGGTAATGCGTACTTCGACTTACGCCTCGGGAGCCAAAATTATTTTATAAATAATAGTTTAATACTAATTATTGTTTATGAAACGTCTTATCATAACACATACAAATCCCTTATTAGATAACTATGAAGAACTCAATGTCACTAGACCTGAGTCTTATGCTGGTTTTATTTACATGTGGAAATGTTTACCAGAAAATATGTTTTATATTGGTAGTCATAAAGGTATTTGTAATGATGATTATCGAGGATCGGGATCAAGATTTAAAAGAGTATTTGAGCATTATGGAATAACTCAATTTAAAAGAATAATATTAGAGTTTATTGAAGATGCAACATTAATTAGAAAAACTGAACAGAAATGGTTGACTAAGTTTAATGTTGTTAAGTCTGAAAGATTTTATAATTGTAAAAATACAATTAAGCAGTAACAGTTGGGGTGTGATATGAAAATCGAATTTGGTTTTGAGCCAGATGTCAGAGAGTTTGATTCTCTCCACCCTTACCAGAATTTATGCCCGGGTAGCTGAGAGGTTCAAGCGCCCTCCTTACAAGTGGGAGTATGTCGGTCCGAGTCCGACCCTGGGTACCAAACAGTTGGGGTATGATATGAAGATTGGATTTGGTTCTGAGCCAGATACCCGTAGGTTTGATTCCTACTACCCCTGCCAATATTTCCATGAAGAAACACTACTAAATTTTCAAAATCTATAAATATATCTTGTGAGGGCTAATAATTTGCTGGTAAATTCGTCCGCGGGCTGGCAAAAAGTGATGAGACAATCATATTAGTCTTCGCAAAATATTTAAAATAATTTTTAATATTATAAGTTTTTTTTTAGAATTTTATTCCATTTCTATAAATACAAATAACGATTGAATGAAGTAAGAAAGTTACTTCCGCGGATTTAAACGTATTTCATGCCCGGCATGAAACGCATACAGCAGCGATTGCTGAAAAGCCTCTTATGAGGTTACGTTTAATAGGTGATATGATCGTTATTCAAAATACTGAACCTTCAGTTCCAATTCTAGATGTTTCTACCCCCGTAGAAATTGTTTCTCCAGAACAGATTTTAAATACTGTTGTACCTCCTATTACAAGTTCAACTTCCGGTGATACGAACTCGTTAATTCCGGATACTTTAAAGGAAATAATCATGGCAGATATAGTAACAGGAACCGTAACAGGTTTAGTAGATATGAGTCAAGTACTTCATGGTCAATCAGATATTCGTAGAGAAACCGCAGAAGAATCATCAGATGCACGTAGAGAAGTTGCAAAAGAAGCAAGTGATACACGTGTTGATGTTAATAGAGGTGCTTGGGGAGTTTCATCGGATGTGGCCAACAGTGCTGATCGTATAGTTGCACAAGATACAGCATATTTCATTGCAGGTCAATCACAAAACTTTAGTAATGCAACAGCACTTGCAGCTTTAACTTCAAGTACTAATGCAAATTTTAATGCAACTCTTGCAGCAATTCAATTAGCAGCATCGCAAACCACTGCAGCTTCTACATTGGCGGGTCAAGTTGCATCTGCAGCATCTGCATTAGCCGCAGCACAGACACAACACATGATTGTCGATGATGGTAATACCACTCGTGCACTTATTAACAGCCAAACCATTGATGAATTACGTTTCCGTAATATCAAAGGTGAATGTTGTGACAAAAATCACCGTGGTGAAAAATCTGAAGGTACCCTTACCTATGGGCCAGCAGTTTCTGCAACCTATCCAGTGTAATCGAAGGTTAGTATGATGAAAGTGGGGAAATTTCCCCACTTATGATGAAAAAAGTAAACCTATATTTGAGATGTCTCCGCGGACGGATTAATAGCTGGCAATGTGGTTTTCGACTACCACTATAGGTTTATTTCCAAACCCTTCATGCAATAAAACTGTTATATTATGCCTCCCAGGCAATAAATATTAGCATGAAAAAGAAAAAACCTAATACAATACAATCATGGACTGAAATTATCAGCAAATTAAATGCTAATAAAACATCACCATTTGCACCACATGGAGAACAGTCTAGATGGTGGGAATCTGATATTATCTATCATGAATATACTGGTCCATTTAATAAAGAGTTTTTTGTTCACCTTACTGAAATAAGAGATGAAGTAATTAAAACGGTAGAAATTCCAAAAATTTTTGGTGCAATTACTACATTTAAAAAAGATGTTCAAATGGGACCAGATGCATTAAAAGTCTATAGTCAATATATGAAGGATTCCATTTCATCATGTGCAGCTTTTGTAATTAAAGATGATGAAGTTATAGCAGCAAATTTAATGAAACCTATATTACAGAAAGTATGGGCAGAAAGTAGTAAACCCATTGCAATTTTTGATAATCAAAAAGATGCGAGAGTTTGGGTAAGAAAAGAATTAGACAAAATTAAACAACCATCATAATATATAGGTGCCCAAATGTACTCATTAGAATATGTAATAAAACTAATAAATGAATTGCAACGCTTAACTGATGAGACACGTAAAGAGCTAGTCGCTCTGGGGTTGATTCGTTAAGCCTAACCTATAAGGCCTTATATGAATCCTGAACTAAGAACAAAATTCCTAACTAATACTGATGACACTGGACGATTTATTGTTTATTCAAATCGTACTGGTAAAACTTATGCATGTGAACCTATTGACAATCGTAGTAAAACAGATTGGACTGAATGGGGTTCCATTGATCCTGCTACTGGTGAGATGATGAATAAACCCGGTTTCCGCAAATATGCTGGTGCCATTGATGCATCTGAAAGTTTAATCACTGAAGCCAATGGTTTCAAGAATGTTGAAGTATTAGAACCTGGTATGAGCCCACATGCTTATATCGATTTTTTAGATAGTAAATATCCAGATAAAGTTTAAATGATGTATACAAGATTCAAACTGTATGGTATAATTCTTTATAGTTTGAATCTTGGGATTTTAATAGTTCTTTGATAAAAATTTAAATGGTGATGTAGTGTAATGGCAGCACAGTAAAACATCGATTGCATTTTTTGTTGTTAACTCAACCGGTCGCTTATTGATTATCCTACTCATAACAGGCTAGTGGAGGTTCGATCCCTTCCGTCACCACCAATTTCTTGTATCTATTTTGTAGTTCGTTTGCGTAACGCGAACAGAGTAATTTTTAGGTTATATAAAGTTGTAACAGCACGTCAACTCGAGCAACAGGTTGGTTTGGCAATATAGTATTGACTTTGACGGGTTAAAGACTGTATTGAAATATGTCTTCTAATAGATAAGAAAAGGCCCGGACAGGGCCTTAATGTGTGGTGCAACTCCCACCGTATTGTCTCAAACTACAACTTTATATATCTTAACTAATAAGTGGAGCATATGCAGCAACTGCAGTAGTTACATCAGGGAATACCATTGATGAATCAAACTGTTGAATATTTGCTGAACGTACTGGGTTAGAAAATCTAACTGAATATGTTATTACTGGTGGTGCAGTTGGATTTACACTTGCAACATCAACAGCTGTAATTGTAGCAATAGCAATACCAAAAGATGCTGCAGATACAACATAAATAACTGATCCAATTGGATACATTGGTACTGGTGTTAAAACTGGTGCTGTCATGGGAATCTCCATAAATAAATGTTTACATAAGAATATTTATTAGTTATAGTAAAGAATTAAGAATTTAACAACCGGATTTGCGACAGAGGATTATCCTTTTAAGACAACGCCCTCAACTGCTCCTGCCCTAAAAAGCAATTTGTTGTTACTATTCCCGCTTAGCTCAGTGGTAGAGCGCCGTGTTGATAACGCGTGGGTCGATGGTTCAAATCCATCAGTGGGAACCAGAATTTATACCCGATCCGGCGGAACCGGTCTTAGGTCTTCGAAATCTGAGTAAGAAGGTTCAACTCCTTCATTGGGTGCCAAGAATTATAGAGGTGTAGTACAATGGCAGTATAGGGGTCTCCTAAAAATATTCGTAATAGTATTTTTAGGAAAACCTTCGATGGGGGTTCAATTCCCTCCACCTCTGCCAAATAATGTCCCTGTAGCATAAAAGTAATGCGATAGTCTGCAAAACTATGGAAGGTGGCGCGTTACCATCCAGGGACTCCAAACAATGTCGGGTTAGCACATCGGCCATGCAGTGGTCTGCAAAATCACTTAGATCGGTTCAACTCCGGTACCCGACTCCATTTTTAGAGGTTATTATGTTAGCTACACAATACACATTTGACTTTGTAATGCATGGTCAAGATTTTGATGTTGTCATGACACAAACTGCTACTGGTAAAACTAAAACTATATCAGTTTGTGGTAAATCTCTTGAAGGTCATAAACAAGGAATAGCCAGTTTAACAGATGAATGCTGTGCTGGGTTCTTTCCTAAAGAACGTAAAAAGTAATACTATATGTCAATAGTTCAGTGGTAGAATAAGGCACTCCAAACGCTTTGATGTGGGTTCGATTCCTACTTGACAGGCCAAACATATAAATAAGAGATAATCTTATTTTAGAGGTGTAATATGAAAGTTAGAGAAATAATGCCGGATCCTTTTAAAGGGGTCGTTACTGGTTCTCCATTAAAACTTGGAGATATGTATGATCGTGATCATAAACTTGGTGGTATCATTAATTCCAAGAAAGTCTCTAAACAAACTGTTACTATTAAAAATGCTCAGACTGGTGAAATCACCGGTAAAAGAACGGTCTATCAAAAATAATTATGCAATTTGATCATGAAGCCGCAGCTAAAGAACGAGCTATTAAAGCAGCCAAAACATCTGCTTATAATAAAGCCGAACAGGAATATAAAGTTGCTCGTAAGAAATATAAAGAAGCTGAACTAATAATTGGTGCTGTTCAAGTACAGATGAATAAGGCCCGTAGAAATCAGGATAAACTTCATCGTGAATTAAAAATGGCAACAGATAAGTTTAATAAACTTAGCACATAACAATACCCGACCCGAGGGATTCGGACATGGGCCTTCTAAGCCTGTTGATGCAGTTCAACTCTGCAGTTGGGTTCCAAACAAAGCTCTGTTAGTATAATGACAGTACAAATCCCTGGTATGGATTAGGCATCGGATTGTAACCGGTACAGAGCACCAAATCTTACTAAATTCTACATCACCTTGTTAATTCAATAAATATGATATACTTTTATCATCTGGATTAACAAATGAAGCTCCACGAAATAGCACAAACAACAACACTATCTGCGCCTTTGCACAAAAAGTACATTGATCATAAAGGTCGCATTTTAATCATCGGATACGGTTCCGTCGGTCAAGCCATCCTTCCTTTAGTATTACGTCACATTGGGATCAACCCAAATCAAATCACTGTCATTGAAGCTGGTGAACATGCTCAATTGTTTAAAACCCGCCATAGTGATACAGATATCAAATACATCCCATTAAAAATTGTTAAAAGTAATTTAGATTCTACTCTCTCAGAACACTTAAGTGCTGGAGATTTACTCATCAATGTTAGTCTTAATATTGATGGTATTGCTATTGTTAAATGGTGTCTTGATCATGATGTTATGTACTGTGATACCAGTATAGAACGTTGGGAAGATGAACCAGATGAATCTATTCCTAAAATGGAAGAACGTACTCTTTACTTTGCTCATCAAGAAATACGTAAAGCTGTTGCTCCATATAAAAATAAAGGAGCCGCAACTTCCTGTGTTACTCATGGTGCAAATCCAGGTTTAGTTACCCACTTTACAAAAGCTGCTCTATTAGATATTGCTGAAGCAATGGGTATGAAAACTGAAGTTCCTAAGTCCCGTGAAGAATGGGCAAAACTTATGGAGAAGACTGGTACCAAAGTTGTACACATTGCTGAACGTGATACACAAGTTATCGATCGACCGAAAGTCATGGGTGAGTTTACTAATACTTGGAGCTGTGAAGGCTTCTGGGCAGAAGGTCGTGCTCCATCTGAATTAGGTTGGGGTACACATGAAGATAAACTTCCAGAGAATGGTGTTGCTCATCAATCAGGTCCTCGTAATGCTATCTTCTTAACACAACCAGGTGTTGCTACATTAATTAAATCATGGGTTCCACGTGGTGGTAGTTATAATGGTATGTTAGTACAGCACTCTGAAGCTGTTACTATTTCCGAATACTTCTCTGTAAGTAATGGTACTAATGTCACTTTCCGTCCAACTGTTCACTATACATATCAACCAGCTGATTGTGCTATTGTTTCTGTCCATGAATTCCGTGGCCAAGAATTAGAAATGCAACATGCTAAACGTATTGTCAAAGATGAAATAGTTAGTGGCCGTGATGAACTTGGTGTTCTTCTAATGGGACATGGCTGTAATGCTTGGTGGTATGGTAGTCAATTAGACATCAATGAAGCCCGTGAATTAATTCCTAATGAAAGTGCAACATCAGTACAAGTAGTTGCTTCTTTATTAGGTGTTATTGTTTGGATGTTAAATAATCCAAAAGAGGGATATAAAGAACCAGAAGATTTACCATTTGAAGAAATTCTTGAAGTGGCTAAACCTTATCTTGGGCCGATCGCAAGTATCCAATCAGATTGGACTCCACTTGATGAACGCAATATGCTATTCAAACCTGAATTAAATAAAACTAATACTTGGTCATTTGAAAATTTCTTAGTGACCTATTGAAATCTGTGGTATAATAGAACTCTAAATGGGAGAACTATTATGAAATATTCACAAGACTGTGTATGGGAAGCCGTAGGCTATTTTATTCCTGGACTGCTTTATGCCAAAAGGAATGGCTGTCATATGAACCTCCCTACTTGTTTAGCTGATGTGGCTATTAAGATTTTTACAGATGAACTTGATAAACGTGTGGAAGACCTGGAAAATGCTGAAGTAATTCGTACAGCATTGAAAGAACTTGAATCTGCATTTATGACATTCGGAACTGTAGAACATGCAGATATCCATTACAAGGGAAATTGAATGGCTTATGTAATTAGTCAAATAGGAATAATGATGGCGCGTACGGATGAAAAATTTGCATCTCAAAATTATCACTATGTTGTTGTAAAGAAACTTATTAGAGGTAATTGATGTTTATAAATTTTCAAGCAACTCAATCAACTAATCCACTGGAAGAGTTTGAATTATATCTTGGTACCTTAAGAACAAAATTATATTGGCCTAAGGAAATGAAACAGGGATATACTGAAGCTGAAATTAGTACTATGTATGGTATTGATTTAGAAGCTGATGGTTATGATTCCATTACTAAAAAACTTCAAGCAAAATTTGAAGGTGCTTTTGATGATACAGGTCGTACTAAACTGGAAATTACTATTGCGTTAAAAGATGCACAAGCATTGAAATTTCAAACAGAAATAGGGGATACAGTTAGAGATTCTTTATTTGCAGCAACAGTTAAGGGGATGAAAGATTCCTTTAATATGGAACAAGCAATGGGTATTTGTGAAAAAATAAAAGATCCTGTACTTAGAGAAGAAACAAGAATTGACTTTATAAACAACAAAAAACATTGGTGGTCTTGGTAATGATTTATGAATGGCTTGATAAGCATTTCCCAATGAAACATTATTCATGGCAGTATCTTGTTAAATGGGATATACAGAGGATATTAAATGCTTTTAAATGAAATTTTTGATACCAATCCAGATGTTAAATGGAAAAAAGTTGATAATACTTATTATGGTATATTTGACTTAGAAGATCATAAATATAAAATTCATTTAGATGAATATGAACTTAAATTAAGTAAAGACTATAGCCTTATTGATTTTGGTTTTACCAGAGATGGGGAATGGACAGTAGCAGCTGAAAAAAAATGGCTGCCAAAGTATTCGGCGCACTATTTAATTCAATGGTTCCTAAAATTAGAGAACTAAACCCAGATATAATAATGTTTGATATTAATAATAAAAATGGTGCTATTGAATCAAGAAAATCATTATATGAAAAATTAGCAACATGGTATTGTAAAGGATCATCCTATGAACAAGTTATTAAATGGGTACAAACCCCTAATGGTGAATATATGCTTCTTGCAAAAGGAAAGCTAGTAGCTAGTGATATTAAAGCAATAGAAGAATATGCAAATAAAGTACCATTAAAAAACTAAGGAAATAAAATGAAAAAAATACTAGAAATCAGATTTGCTGAAGGCGGTGATGATGCTAAACTCTTCTCAAAAGATTTAGCTAACTCCTACATTAAACACTTCCAACGAGTTGGCTGAAAGCACCACCTTGTCGAAACTACTAAGGGTGTCATATCCATAGAAGTAGAAGGCAAGGATTTATCTGGATTGGATAATGAAAAAGGTGGGCAAAGAATCCAACGCACTCCCCCAACCGAACGCAAAGGTAGAGTTCATACTTCAACTGTAACAGTTGCTGTTATTGATCCCACTGAAATAAAAGCGATCGAGTTCAATCAAAAAGACTTTAAAATAGAATGGTACTCTGGTACTGGTAGTGGTGGTCAACATCGCAATAAACACCAGAACTCATGCCGTCTTACACATATCAAAACCGGTATTGTCTCAACTGCACAATGTCGTAGTCGGGAAAATTCACTTAATGAAGCTACCCAAGCTTTATTATTAAAACTAAATTCCACACACTTCAGCAAGGAACAGCAGTTGGTTTCTCAAGATAGAAAGAATCAAGTTGGTTCAGGTATGCGTGGGGATAAGGTCCGTACTTATAGATTCCAAGATAATACTGTTACAGATCATATAACTGGAAAGACTGCACAGGTTAGTAAAGTACTTTCTGGCAACTTTGATTTGTTGTGGTAAACCGTTACAATTTAATTGTGTACTTTGCTTTCAGATAGAAGTATAATTACTTATCGATTGAAAACAACCACAAGGAAATTATCATGGCTATCTCTGCAAACAAACAGCATCAAGTTCTTGCAATTTTGACTAAGACTATTACTGCTGAACCAACACCATGGAAGAAAATCGTTGAAGCTGTATCAGCTGAAATGACTATCAAAAATTGGTTAGATGTTCGTGGTGTTCTGCAATACATGATCAACAACAACATGGTAAAACGTGTTGCAAGTGTTCATGTTGAAGACTATACAACTGTATAAAATAAATAGGGCATTTTCATCGGCGGGGGCGCAAGTCACTGTTAATCTTGGATAAATACGTACCAAGACCCCCAATGAAAATGCCCTATTTTCATATCTTAATCTTGTCAAACATGATATAATAATTCCTTGACTAAGGAGTTTTTATGCATGCTAAGATTAAAGAAGCCCTTGAGAAGGGTAAGCCTACCTATGATATGCTTGGTACCAAATTAGAAGTTGGTGCCTATATTGCTATTGCATCAACTTGTATGTATAATGGTATGCAAATATATCGACTTACTGAAGTAACTCAACAAGATTATATTCAAGCTATTGAAATCGCATGGCATCCAAATCTTCGTAATCGTGTTGGTGGTCGGAAAGTTCGACTTATTCATGTTGGTCATCAGTCTGTTGTATTACCAGATTATAAGGAACCAGTTTTTTGAATAAACTTGCTATTTTATTATTATTAGTTAGTTCACTAGTATCTGCACAAGTTCCAAATATATCTGCCAAATCTTATGTTGTTTTGGATGAAGCAGGTCAAATTATTCTTGCTCATGATGAAGATACTATTCGCCCAATTGCCTCAATTTCTAAACTGTTAGTTGCTGAACAGATAGTTCCTGTTTTACTTGCTGGTAATAGTGTATTAGTTAAGAAGGAAGATTCTGCTAATATGCGAGCTCATATCAAAACTAATACAATGCTGACTGAACAACAACTACTTGAGTTGGCTTTGATACCTTCCAATAACCAAGCAATTTATGCATTAGCTCGGGAACATGGTACTGATTTTATTATTAAAAAAGTAAATCAAGCAGCAATGGACCGTGGTTTATATTCCATTTATTTGGAAGAACCTTCTGGTTTGAGTATGATGAATCATGCTTCAGCAAAGGATTTAGCATTATTTGCTAATATGATTTCTGAACCATTATTAAATATTATTACCACAACAGAAGAAACTTCTTATGGTCATTATAAGTCAACCAATCCATTATTACATAAACCAGGTTGGGATTTTATATTATCAAAAACAGGTTTTATTAATGCTTCAGGTGGTTGCTTAGTTGTTATATTAAATATAAATAATCAAAGAGATACTGTTGTTATTTTGGATTCAGCAAATACCCATACTAGATGGGATGACTTAATAAAAATAAGAAACTATCTTGCACCCAGTGATATATTTTGGCAATTTGCCAAAACTAAAATATTAAAGAAAAAATCAAGGAATAAATGAAACTAGATGAAATAAACCCACTTAAGCATATAGGTGATAGAACTATGTTTAATGAGTCATGGCTTTCTGAAATGCCAGAAGGATTAGGAACTTTTGAAACCTTTGATATGTTAGAATATAATATTAAAGACTTTATAAAACATGGTATTAAAGCAGAAGATTTAGGTAATAATTTAAAAAAAATTAGTGCTGGTTCTGCTATTGTATACTGGTATGAAAAAGATGGACAAATTCAACTTGGCACTGAATTACATAAAGAACATCAATGTTTAGTTGTTAGAATGACAGGTAAAAATCCAAAATTAAAAGGTAAGGCCCCATATGCTAGTGATTTATATAGTGCCATATTGAAAGATACTGATAAAAGTATTCGTATGATGAGTGATAAAACTTTAAGTGATGAAGGTTACAATATATGGAAAAATTTGTTTAAATTAGGACATACAATAACTTTATATGATACTTCAGACAATACAAAAGTTGGACATTCGATGGTAACATTTTATTCTATTGAAGAAATGGATAAGTATTTTAAAAATGATGATACTTCTTATCAAAAATATCAATATGTATTATCAGAAAATTTATTAAAATGTGCTGAGGTAAGAAATGAATTTAATATCCGTCGATATCGGGAATCAGTACCAAAAATGTCATTAACAGATTAAGGATTTAAATGAAATTAAGTGAAATAGCAATGCGTGCAAAAAAAAAGGCTGGGTTTATCCCTTATATTTTTGAAAATGATGAACCACTGTTTATGTTTATGGTTCCATCTGATCCTAAATTTGGTGGAACCAAACCACAAATTGCAAAGGGTAATGTTGATCCAGGTGAAACCAGTAAAGCTGCAGCATTAAGGGAAGCTAAAGAAGAACTTGGATTTAAAATATCTAATCTAATACATGATACAATTCATCTTGTATCTGATGATGAAATGCAAGGTGCCAAAGATTTATATAAATTGATCATTTTTTGTGGTCAAGTTAAAAGCAAGGATGATTTTGATAAACCTCACTTTGAAACAGGTAAGGTAATGTGGTTATCAAAAGAAGAATTTTTAAAGGAAGGTGATGTAAAACATCACAAAATAGTTGAAGCAACATATACATATATTCAATCATAACATAAAAGGAAATAATCATGGGTCAAGCTAAACAACGCGGTACTTACGAAGAACGTAAAGCTACAGCAATTGCACGAAATGAAGCCGCACACAAAGCATACCAGGAATATCAAACACAAACTATTGCTAAACTAAAAGCGGAACGTGATGCTAAACAAGCAGCTAATCCAGATACATTAGTACTTGGTACAACACCATGAGAAATTTTAATCCCAAAGTAAATACCATCTATTGTGATATGGATGGTGTTATTGCAGACTTTGATGATTTTGTTTTAACTCATATGGGTAGAACTTTCCATCATGCTGATGGTCCAGGTGCTGATACTGCAATGTGGGAATTTCTTAAAACAATTCCACATTTGTATCTTCAATTAAAACCAACACCTTATGCTAAAACTTTATGGGATTTGATTAATTCCTATGGAGCAGATGTACAGATTCTTACTGCAATTCCAAGACGTTCACCAATGCCAGATGCTGCACAAGATAAACGGGATTGGATGGCCCAACATTTAAGTAAAGATGTTAGCGTTAATATGGGTCCATATAGTGCAGATAAATGGAAACATTGTACTCCTGGTGACATATTAATTGATGACCGAGAAGATAATATTTCAGATTGGGTTCAAAAAGGTAAAGGTATTGGAATTTTACATCAGTACAAAAATCCAGAAGTTACATATGAAGCATTGAAACTTTACTGTAACTCATAGTTACAAAGTTTATTATAAATATCTGGTATACCATAGATTTTCTGTGGTATAATTAATTAGACTTATAATAAAGGATTCATATGTATATCGAGCCAGAATTTATCATGGGAGTCAGTTTAGGATTTGAATTCCTGCCAGCAGAAGGGGAATTTGGGGATATGTTTGTTATAGATTTATTAATTTTACGTCTCATCATACACAGGTTATAAAATGCTTATATTACAATTAGATACTCAAGGTCAGCCAATCAAATGGATTTCATGGCAGGATGCTATTACTTTACATGCTAAAGGATTAGTAACTTGGTCATTGGGTGAAAGCAATACCACAGCTCGTGGTGGTCAAAACCGCATGACTGGTATGCAATCTATTATCCATACATCTTCAATCATTGCCGTTAAAGGTTCTGCTAAAGGGAAGAAGCGTTTTTCTATTCCATCTTTAAGCAACAAAGAACTTTTCCGCCGTGACCACAATATTTGTGCGTACTGTGCTAAGCACTTTCCGGACAGCAAATTAACACGTGATCATATTGTTCCGACATCACGTGGTGGTAAAGATACTTGGATGAATGTTGTATCTGCTTGTGAACGTTGTAATAACCACAAGAATGACTCTTTGTTATCTGAATGTAGTATGAAGTTGGTATATGTTCCATATGTACCATCAAGTGCAGAATTCTTGTTGTTACAAAACCGTCAGGTTCTTTCTGATCAAATGGAATTCTTAATGAGTTTCATTCCAGAAACATCAAGAGCACATCAGTATTTGAAGCACTAATGATTATACTCACTCTAATAATAGGGTGAGTATAATTGAATTATATACTTTCCAAAGGAGAACTGCTATGAGTAAACTTACCCCTAAAATGGAAATGTTATTAAAATCACATGAACGCTGGATCATAATTGGTAAATGGTTTGGTGCTATTGTTCCACCTATTATTGCTATCATCTTTTTTGGTATTAACTGGTATTCATTCCTTGGTTCATTTTTTGCCGGACTTCTTATATCACAATTTATTAAGTATATGGCTTTGCAATATTTGCGAGCTATTCATTATCCCAATAATCCCCAAGGATTTATTGATGATACTGTGGCTGCATGTGAATACTATGATGAACTTGATCGACAAGAACAAAATGGTTCACCAGTATCAGAAAGTGGAGAAGTTATCCTGGAAGTTATAGAAACTTCTAATCCACCAATTGCCATGTTTATGGATGCCCCAATTTTTGAATGGATTTCAGTCAAAGGTCATGACGGTAATCCTTATAAATTTACATTCTTTAGTACAATGGATATCAAAAATAATCCGCGAAGAATACCAGAAGATTGTATTATGTTGCTTCCTGGAATTTTGTATCAATGTCCACCACAACCAAAACCAGTATAATTTATTTTAAATATATACAAATTTCTATAAATAGTATATAATTACAATAATATGTAATTTATAGATTTAAGAAACCGAACGTTAATTGATTATCCACTTTTAATCGGTTGAGTGAAAGCCCGACAGAATAAACCAAACGACGATTAACACTTCTTTGTTTCATTTCTAAATCTATATCATGTAACACAAACTTTTTTAAATAACATGATTTTTTAAGTCTTCTTAACCGACCGAACATTGGTTATCTCAAACGTGAAAAATATGCACCTATTAAAACAGTATGCAAGTTGAAAGACAAGCCACTTAGAAAATAGGGTATTAATATGCCACAGCAGCCCTTTACTGGGATAGTATTAACCGTCACTTCTCAATACGGGCATTAAGGAGAATAGTCTTGATGGAATATCAAGTATGTTACTAGTCAGAAAAATTAGTGTAGGTATATTCAATGAGTAAGTAAGCCGGACAATATTGGCGTCTTACCGGGGTATATCGAAATCTCCGATTTCAACTTTTCGTTATGGAGACTTAGAAAGTCATGTTATTATTTTGCTGGATTTCCCAGCCGTTTCTTAAAGGAGTATCACACTATGTCATTTAGCTATTCAGACACCGTATCAACAAAGCCAACAAAAACAGTAACACCACAAACACAACCTCTTTCAGGTCGTGAAGCCGAAATGGTTAAAAACCATGCGGGTGGATTCGTATTCAAATTAGATGCATGGTCCTACTTGGATCGTTTCCTAATCTTGGGTAGTGAATCACCATTCTACTATGCATCAGTTGAAAAACTTACCAAAGATGCTGCTAAGAATGTATTGGCTTGTATTAAACTTGATGGTATCAAAACAGTAAATCGTATTGTGGAAATCTCACAAGCTGGCCGTGCACCTAAAAATGATTCAGCCGTCTTTGCTCTTGCACTATGTGCAATCAATGGTGATGAAGCAACTGTTGCCGCAGCATACGCATCCTTGCATAAAGTTTGCCGTATCGGTACTCATTTGTTCCAATTTGTTGCCGCAATTGATGAACTTGGTAAGTGGAATGCCGCTGCAAAACGTGGTATTGCTTCCTGGTACACAAAGCGTAAAGAAGACAAGTTGGCAGTTCAATTGTTAAAGTACCAATCACGAAATGGTTGGGCACATCGTGACGTCTTGCGTTTAGCTCATGTTAAACCAACTAATGATGTTCAATCTGCTTTGTTCCGTTACTCTGTAAAGGGTGCCGAAGCTATTGAAGCTAATACAGCAGTTCCACAATTGCTTATTGACTTTGAAACATTGAAGCGTGGTGTTGATGCTAAGACTGCAATCAAATTGATTGAATCAAATCCTGATATCACATGGGAAATGATTCCAACTGAATTGCATCGTAACCCAGCAGTTATGTCGGCTCTTGTTAACACAATGGGTATGACAGCACTTATCCGTAAGCTTGGTCAGTTGACTAATATTGGTGTAATCAAGCCAATGTCAAATGATCTTCAACTTATTGTTGGTAAGTTAACTGATGTAGAAGCAATCAAGAGTGGTCGAGTACACCCAATCACTATTTTGAATGCATTCAACCAATACAAAACCGGTCATGGTGATAAGGGTTCATTAACTTGGACTCCATCTCAACAAATCCTTGATGCATTGAATGATGTTTTCTATGAATCATTCAATTTCATTGAATCAACTGGCCTTGGTCATTTGATTGGTGTTGACTGTTCTGGTTCTATGTGGAGCTCAAGTGTTTCAAGTGCTCCAAACCTTTCTTCAGCTGAAGTTGCTGCAGTTATGGCTTTGGCTGTTGCTAAGCGTGAACCTAACCATTGGATTGGTGGTTTCAATAACAGAATGAGTGAATTAAAAATCTCTCCATCAATGCGCTTAGATGCTGTATTGGCTGTTATGCAAAAATTCAATTGGGGTTCAACTGATTGCTCATTGCCAATGCGTCATGCACTTGACAATGGTATGGATAATGTAAGTAAATTTGTTGTTATTACCGACAATGAAACATATGCTGGTAAGATGCAACCTGTTGAAGCATTATCACGTTACCGTCAAAAGCATGTCAAAGATGCTAAATTGATTGTTTGTGGTACATCAGTAACCAAGTTTACAATTGCCGATCCAAAAGATCCTGGTATGTTGGATATCGCTGGTTTTGATTCAGCAGCACCACAATTGATTCAGTCCTTCTAATGTGGAATTGGCTTTCTAAAGTCTGGTCGGCATTAAAACCCGATCAGGCCACAGAAGAATCATATATTCGTATGTCCATGGAATTAGATGGATATACGGATTATGAAATCGCATTAGAGATAAGACGTATCCGTCAAGCCGAATTAGATAAAGCTGTAGCTGAAGAAGAACAAACTCTTAAAGAGATGCAAGGCTACAGTGATTTCGATATTCAAATGGGTATTGATCATCTACATAAACCACCTAATTAAAAAGTCCAAAATGAAAAAACATTTATTTAATATTCTGATATTAGTAAGTCTTTTTATTCCCTATTTGTTGACAGGGTGTAGTGCGAAACCTGATAAGTATCAAGCAGAAACCATTCCAAAAGCTCAACAGTATATGAATGATTATAATGCGGAGATAGCAAAAACTCCCGATTTAAAGGGGTGTAAAATGTCTATCATAACTCCAGTTAATTATAAATCAGTTTATATCATCCGCTGTCCATCTTCCGAAACATCAATGACTATGATGAATAGCACTGTCCAAAATACCATCACCATTGATGGTACAACTTACGTAAAGCAAAATTAATATGAAACTTAAACTAACTTTTAAAGGTCCTGATTCACTTCATGATGCATTAGGAAGAGCTAATCTTTCTGAAGAAGAAAGAGAAGAAATGTATGATGCCGCTTCTGAATGGTTGACATATGGTGAATATATCGATGTCGAAATTGATACCGAACTCGATACTTGTACTGTCATTAAACCAAAGGGTTAATCATGTTTAGTCGATTTTTTAGATCACTATTTGGTATATATGATCATCAGTGGAGAACTGATGATACTATCAGATTAGAAGAGACTGATGAGGATGGTACTAAAAGACATGTTGGTAGAACTGCTTTTTGTACTTGTACTAAATGTGGTATGCCCAAATCTTTCACCATGATGCACTAATGAAAAAGAATATACTTCGTGTCTGGATTGACACAGAATTCACAGATTTCAAAGACTGTGATCTAATTTCTATTGGCTGTATCTCGGATGATGGCAAGGAATTCTATGGTGAAAATACTGACTTCCAACGAGAATATGCTAATGAGTGGGTTCAAGAAAATATCTACCCATTACTAAACTTCACTCTGTATGGACATAAACGTTCTGAACTATCTGCTCGTCTTTGGGAATGGTTGGATGGCCTAGAATGTGATCAGATATTAATCATGTGGGACTATCAGAAAGATTATGATCTGCTGATTGAATTACTTACTGAACCACATCCAAAATTTATTCGTGGTGGTGAAAATGTTTATGTCACTTTACCTCGTGGTTGTGATATAATAGGTGTATCTGATAATAATTATGCTGAGCTGTGTAAAACAGTCCGTGAGTTATTTCATCTCTATTTTAGTGATTACTTTGAAGAGAAACCAACAGAAACGCAACACATTTCTATATGTGATGCAAGAGCCAACAAAATAGCCTTCTATAAAGCTATAAAGGAAATTCAAAAATATGTCAAAATTTAGTATGATTGTCGCAGTAGGTCTCAATGGTATTATTGGTAATTCAGCAACTAATAACATTCCATGGGATATCAAAGAAGATATGCGTCATTTCAGAAACATGACATCTGGTAAAACAGTTGTTATGGGAACTAATACTTATAACAGTATTGGTAAACCTCTCCCAAAAAGAAAAAACATTCTTATCACAAGTAAACCTGCACCATACTCATTAATTGATGGCCTACATTGTTGTGCTTCATTACCTGAAGCAATTGACACTAATGAGGATGTCATTTTAATTGGTGGTCAAGGTATCTATAAAGAAGGTATGGATTTAGGTCCAGATACTTTATATGTTACCATTGTTAATACTATTCCACGTGGTGATATATCATTTCCTGTTACCGGAATCGAATTAACAAAGGCTTTATTCAGATATAAAGAAAGCATTTATGTTTGTTCAAATCGGTCAGAATGGTTAACTCAAGAAGCAACTGATAAACAGGATGCTATTGAATATCAATTTGTTGAATTCCATATAGGGGATACTTCAAAGCTTGGACCACTTAATAAATTATTGCCTGGTCGCTACGGCATCTAATATTCACACACGAGGTTAATTATGTTTAATAAGAAACTTAATACAGATTCTTTCACGAATCTGATTGCTGAAGGAACTTCAGTTTCTGGTGAAGTAAATTTCACTGGAACTATCAAGATTGAAGGTAATATAAGTGGTACAACTTTAGCAGGTATTACCGATACCGCAACTAAGGGGGCAAAATTTGATTGTGTTATTCTTACCAAAAGTGGGATTATACAATCAACAGAAATCTGCACTGGTGATATCATCATTGCCGGCCAAGTAACAAGCAAAACAATTTGGGCTGAAGGAACTGTTCGTATCCTTGCCAGTGCCAAAATAACAGGATCTAAAATTTATTATCGTACATTAGAAATTGAACCCGGCGGAATTATCCATGAATGTGAATTGAAGCATTTGGATTATTCTTCAGAAGGCGAAAAAACTTAATTTTTAATGTATAAATAGAATTGTGTTAGAGCAGTGTTGTAGATTCACATCTTAAATAACCAGGAGTAAAAATGAATACGAAACTTAGTAATAGTTTTAAATCTACCTTTGCAAAGAAATTTGCTACCAATACAGAAATGACAATTGAAGAATATCTCAACTTGTGCAAAACTGATAAAATGGCATATGCAAATGCCGCCGAGCGTATGTTAGCAGCAATTGGTGAACCAACTGTTATTGATACTTCTCAAGATGCACATCTCTCCCGCATCTTCTCAAATAAAAAAATTCGTCAATATGCAGCATTCAAAGACTTCTATGGTATTGAAGAAACCATTGAACGTTTAGTTGCATACTTCCGCCATTTCGCACAAGGCTTGGAAGAATCCAAACAGATTTTGTATCTTAAAGGACCAGTCGGTTCTTCAAAATCTTCATTAGTTGAACGTCTCAAAGAATTGATGCAACAGCATCCAATCTACGTTCTTAAAGATTCTTCAGAAAAGAATCCAGAGCTACAAATTTCACCTATGTTTGAAAGCCCACTTGGCTTGTTCAACAAACATGAACATGGTGAAGAACTTCAAAAAACCTTTGGTATCGATGTTCGTTATTTGAACACTGTATCTTCTGGTTGGGCTCAAGAAAAACTGAAAGAGTTTGATGGTGACTGGACCAAATTTACTGTTGTTAAAATGTATCCAAACAAAGATTCACAAATTGGTATCATGAAGGTTGAACCGGGTGATGAAAATAACCAAGACGTTTCAGTCCTTATTGGTAAAACTGATATCCGTAAATTGGAAACTTATTCACAGAATCATCCATACAGCTATTCCTATTCAGGTGGTTTGAATCGTACAAGCCAATGTTTCATGGAATTTGCTGAAATGTTTAAAAGCAATATCAAAACATTGAATCCATTGTTGATGGCAACACAAGAACACAACTACAATGGTACTGAAAATATTCCAGCTATGCCTTATACTGGTATTATCTGCGCTCACTCAAATGAAGCAGAATGGTTTAAATTCCGTAATGATAAATCCAATGAAGCTTTCTTGGATCGGGTCTATATTGTTAACGTTCCATATTGCTTACGTACTGATGAAGAACGTATGATTTATGAAAAAATGTTGACCGTATCAAGTCTTCATAATGCACCTTGTGCACCAGAAACATTGAAAGCCCTTGCTGAATTTATGGTTCTTACACGTCTTCGTGAACCGGAAAATAGCACATTGTTCGCCAAGATGAAAGTCTATAATGGTGAAAATGTAAAAGATACAATGCCAATGGCTAAACCGTATGAAGAATACAAACAAGCTGCAGGTGTTGATGAAGGTATGAATGGATTATCAACTCGTTTTGCATTCAAAATCCTTTCACAAACTTTTAACTTGCGCCCAGAAGAAGTTCAGGCCAATCCAATTGACTTGATGTATGTTCTTGAAGAAGCATTAAAACGTGAACATCTTCCACAAGAAGATCATGAACGTTATCTTGATTACATCAAATCATGGGTACAACCACGCTTCTTTGAATTTATTGACAAAGAACTTCGTATTGCATACTTGGAATCTTACTCAGATTTCGGTCAGACAATGTTTGAACGTTACTGCTTGTTTGCTGAAGCATGGATCGATGAAACAACTGTACGTGATCCAGAAACCCATGTCTTGTTGGATCGTAACAACTTGAATTCACGCTTGGAAGAACTTGAAAAGAGTGCTTCAATTGTTAATGCAAAAGATTTCCGTAATGACATCGTTCACTATGTATTACGTCATCGTGCAAAAAATGAAGGTCGTGCACCAGCATGGAATCAATATGAAAAAATCAAGATCGTTATTGAAAAGAAAATGTTTTCAGCAACTCAAGACATTATGCCGATTGTTTCTTTCAATCCAAAAGGTTCATCTGATGAACAGAAGAAACATGATGATTTTATGTCTCGTATGATTACCAAAGGTTACACAGCAGCACAAGTACGTTTGATTGTTGCATGGTGGGCAAACAACCGTAAAAACTAATATTCGCTAAAATGGCTATATTCACTGTTCGGTGAATATAGCTGTTTCGCAAAATATTAAACTTTAACTAAGGATATAATGACAGCACAAATACCTAAACCCGAAGACTACTATAATGTGGCTGATAAAGGCCCGTGGCAGATTGATGTATGGCCACCACGTAGTGAAGAAGGATTGGATAGACTTGTGCTTCAATCTGATGATTTCAATCATGATGTTGCTATGGAAATTACTGGTGACTTCTGGGATAATGAACAGAAGATGCTTTATGCCTGTGCACTTCGTGACCAGTTGAATAGTAGTATTAAAAAGGAATAACAATGGCTTTTATCCTAATCGATCGCAGGAAAGCTGGACAAGGTAAGTCTTCTGAAAATAGACAGAAGTTGATTAAACGTATTAAATCATTCATCAAATCATCCGTGCCACAAAATATTGGTCAAGGTGGTGTCAGTGGTACAAAAGCAAAAAGTGACTCACCTGTTAAAGTTGCAGGTACAGCATTAGAAGAACCATGGTTTGCCTATGCAAATGATGGTCAACAAACAGCCGTCATCATTGGTAATACAGAATACCAACGTGGTGATAAGGTTCGTATTCCAGAAGATGATGAAGGTGGCGCCGGTGGTAAAGGTGGACCCGGTGAAAATGGCGAAGATGAATTCATCGTTAATATTGCTCGTGGTGAATTCTTAGACTTATTCTTTGAAGACTGTGAACTACCAAATCTTGTCAACGAAAAATTCACTGATAAAGCTGATAATACATTCCAACCTGCAGGTTTCTCCACAACAGGAAACCCAGCACAGTTAAGTGTTATCCGTACTTATAAACAATCTCTTGGTCGTCGTAAAGCTTTACAAGGTCCTTATAAGACTGAAAAGGAAGCCCTTGAATTAGAACTTCGTATGCTTGAAGAACGGATTCCAGGAACTGAATATATTGCCGCTGAACAATTAAAAGTTCGGGTTGCAGAAATTTATGTCCGATTAGCAGAGCTGGATAAAAAGATTGCATTCATTGCGGGCTTTGATAAATCAGATCTTCGCTATCGTAAAAAAGAAGCCAAACCACTTAAGACAGTTGACAGTGTTCTGTTCTTCTTAATGGATATTTCTGGTTCCATGGATGAAGAGAAAAAGATCATTGCTCGTCGATGGTTTGCATTATTATATGCATTCATTCAACGTCGATATGCAACAACGGAATTGGTCTTTATTGCCCATACAACTGAAGCTTTTGAAATGTCTGAAGAAGACTTCTTTAGTACTCGTATGAATGGTGGTACTTCGGTATCTCCAGCTCTAGAAATGGTAGACAATATCATTAAAGAACGGTATGATCCAAATGAAACCAACATCTATGTTTGCCATGCTTCTGATGGCGATAACTGGGATGATGATAATGATTTGGTGGTTGACAGATTAACTGGTGATCATCCATTATTAGACAAGGTAAACCTGTTTAGTTATATTGAGGTTGGTCAAGCCAGAGGTGGTTCCAGAGATACAAATCTTTGGGAAGCTTATGATTATGTTCGTGAAAATGTTCGCTCTGGTAAGGTTACATTATCTATAGTAGAAACAGCTGAGGAATGTTATCCCGTATTTAAAACTTTGTTTAAAAGAAAAAGATAACTTACTTTAAAAATCTAAAAGTTGGTGATTTTAATCCTTTTTTACCTTGACCTAAACTTTTTACAAGTTCTTGTTGTGTTCGGTATATAGTAATATTATCAATAGTACATGGATTATCTCGTGGTGGCCATAACATTTTTGCAGTTCTTTTCATTATATGTTCTGGAGATTGTACCTTTCCTATTTTTGCTTGTGACATTTTCTTTTTAGTTTCTTCTGAAAATGGTAATTGTTTTTTTCTTGTAGAAAGCTCTTTAGTTGTTAATTTTCTACCTTTTAATGCATTACTTATTTTCTGTGAATGGTCTAATGTATGTTTTTTACCAATTTGTTTTAAAGCAATTTTAGCTTTGGTTTCTATAGAATGATGTCCACAAAAAGTAAATACTTTAGTATCTTTTCTTTGAAATCTTCTATTAAGTATAAGTGGATTTTTACAATTTTCAGCTATTAATTTTTGTTCATACCAGAAAGCTTCATATGCATTAATAAATTCTTTAATAATTTCATAAGTAAATTCATTAAAAAATGGTTTAACAATTTTACTAGATGTAAAATATTTTTTACCCAAGTCATCAATTGCTGGAACTTTATTAGCTCTTCTATAGCCAAAATAAAATCTACCAGTTTCTTTATGAACTAATTTATAAACATATGGAATAACAGAAATATCCATAATACCCTTAATGATAGTATAATCTATCTTTATTTATAGGAAATAATATGACACATCTTATTACATCCCGTGATGATTGGACCCCAGAACTTCTAGGGGAAATCTGGTCACACATTGAAGACATTGGTCATAATGATTTAAAAATCGATACCTACCCAAATGTCTTTGAGGTAGTATCGGCCGAACAAATGCTTGATGCCTATTCAAGTACTGGTCTTAAAGAAATGTATTCCCACTGGAGTTTTGGTAAAGACTTCATGCGGAATAATGCCAAGTATCAAAAAGGTAAAATGGGATTGGCTCTTGAATTAGTTATTAATACTAACCCAGTTATCAACTATTTGATGGAAGATAACAATGCAGTTGCTCAGACTTTGGTTATGGCACATGCAGGTATTGGTCATAATACAGTATTCAAAAATAATTACCTGTTTAAAGAACGTACTAATGCTTCATCTATTATTGACTATGTAGTATTTGCAAAAGCATTCATTCGTGATTGTGAAGAAAAATATGGTGAAGATGAGGTTGAACTTATCTTGGATGCTGCCCATACTTTGGCAACACACTCGGTTGATAAGAGTCAACGTAAGTATAAATCCCGTGTTTCTGAAGCTGAAGCAAAAGCTTTAATTCTTAAAAAAGAAGATGAGAAACAACAGGAACTAGATATTGTTATCAAGACAACTTCTGTAGTAGAAGAGAAAAAAGAGAAGGATGATACCACAGATGTGGATATCGAAGATGAAGAAAATTTGTTATACTTCATCTATAAGAATGCACCTAATATGAAGCAATGGCAACGGGAAATTTGCCGGATCATTTGTAAGATTAATGCATACTTCTACAATCAGAAACATACCAAAGTTTTGAATGAAGGTATGGCTACTTTCACTCACTTCTATATTATGGATGAGTTGGAAAAGCGTGGTTTGATTTCACCTGATGCACAGCTTGCCTGGTTGCATTTACATTCAGGTGTGGTATATCAACCTAATATGCATTCCAAACACTATGATGGTAACTTTAATCCATATGCATTGGGCTTTGACATCCTTAAGGAAGTTCGTCGGGTTTGTGAAGATCCAACAGCAGAAGATAAGGAATGGTTCCCTAATTTGGTTGGTAAGGATTGGAGAACAGAAGTCAAGAATGCTGCATTTGATTACAATGATGAAAGCTTTATTGAGCAGTTCATGACTCCTAATTTAATGCGTAAGTATAAAATGATGACTCTTGAAATTCAAAAAGGAGCTGGTGTTGTCAGTGAAATTGCTGATGATATGGGATATCGAAATATGCGTGGTGCATTTGCCCGCCAACATAATTCAATTAACTATACACCCGATATTGTTGTGAGTGGTGCTAAAATGAAAAGTGATCGTACTTTAACATTGGAATATAAACCATTCTTGAAACGCAGTTTACATCGTGGTAATGCCGAGAAAACTTTACAGTATGTGAAACTTCTTTGGGGTTATCCAGTTGAGTTGATTATAAGGGATGAACGAAATCCTGAAATCAAAACGGTAATAATGAAGGCATAAGAAAATGGGAACTTAAAGTTCCCATTTTTATTAGATTTGAATACCCGTAAATGCTAATTGTCCAGCTGCATTATTACAATCACCAATACCCGGAAGATTACCTGCTGCAATACCACTAGTTGTTAAAATAAATGAACCACCAACTGTTGAACTAGTTGAAAAAGCTAAAGCTGTTGCAATATAATTACTTGATGCATTATTATATCTAAAATGGCTAACTGAAGAAAAAACTATACCAGTGGCTGGTACACGAGTTGTTGTTGGATAATTTATATACATTGATGCATTAGTTGTTGTTGTTGAATATGTGACTATACCTGTAAATGTTCCATTCCAACATGGAAGATAACGCTGGCATTCTCTTAAGTTTTGATCATAGAGTTTACGTTCAAACTGTGTACAAACAGAACCAACTTCAAACTGAATATCGGTAATAGTTAATGTACTACCATTAGTTTGAGAAACCAAGTTGGTTGAACCAGTAACACCATAAATTGCACCAGCTTGCCATGATCCAACAGTGGATGATTTAAATGTTGAACCACTACCCATATCAAATATAATAATACCAGCACTTGCAGAAGTAGCACCAACCCAAGTACCACCAGTATCACCAGGGATATTTTGTATCTGTATTAAGGTATCAGTATTAGCTGCTACAGTATAAGTAAATGGATATGATCGTGTACTATTATAACTAATGATTGCACCAGAATAAGTTCCCGCTACTGAGGCATTTACTTTAAATTGTAAACTACCGGCTTTGGCATTTGCTGTACCATATGCAAATCTAGCTAAATTATAACCTTCAATAGCTGGATAAAAGAAAAAGAGATCAGTGGCTATTGTGGTATAAGATGCTACAACAGTTGCTTGTAATGCATGAGTAGCACCCAATGAATTTAGTTTATTAGTTACTTGTTGAGCAGATAATTTACTTGGTTGGGTTAAACCCCAATATCTCATATCTATTGGGAAAGTACCTGAAATAGATGGAGTGACGGCATTGGCACCATTAATTTGGGCAATACTGCTATCACCATTAACAATTACATTTCTACCAACTAATCCATATGCACCAAGTGATGGACTTACATAATCCACAATTCCTTGACTCTGGTCTCTTGTTCTTGACATAATATTTTCCTTTTATAATTCTGCGCTGATTGAAAATGTTCCACTCGTAGCAGAACCCATTAAAATTGGTACTGCATTTCCTACTGTATAACTACCAGTCCAGTTAACTGCAAGTCCGTTATAACCTAAAGTATTTGATACAATAGCAAATGCACTAACAACAACACCTGCATAAGTCTGTGGTTGTGAACCTGTATAAGTTGCTATTACTGTAGCTCTCTTAGCTACTGAATAAAAAATCTGACCATATGCACTAGTAGCAATATAAGCATGACCAATACACATTGGTACATTACTGGCTGTTACTCCTGGGCCATTATATGCTATAGTTTCATAGTATCATTGGCAAGCTTTTAAAGCTTTTTCATAAGGTACAATTTCTGGTAATGTTCCAAAATCTGGTTCAAATTGCATCCAAGCAATGTACATAGAAGTACCTGCTGTATTTGCAACAAAACTTAATGATCCTGTTGCTTTAGTAAAGTTACCAGCTTGCCATGTATTTAGTGTTGAAGTTGAATAAGTTGTGCCTGCCCCCAAATCTAAATCAATGATAGTATGACCAGCATTATAAGTAGTTGACCAAGTACCAGTGGTATCACCAGGAACCACAATAGAATGAAACTCTAATGTATTTGCATTAGCAACAGTAATAGTAGTAACATAACTTCTGTTGGTTGCTGTATTTCTGAATGCTATGGAATAAACACCAGCAACAGGAACCACTAATGCAATAGTATAGGCAAATGGGTTTGCATTGGCAGTTCCCCAAAAACTATCTCTCATACGATTTGCTTCAATAACCTGATAACGACCAAAAGCATCACCAGCAGCTAATGTGGCATGTTGAGTAACCACACTTATTTTATGAGATGAAATGGTTGGTTGATTTGCACCCAATGATGTGGTTAAATCTTGCGGTGAAGAAAGAATACCAGCAACAGTTGCACCAACGATAATTCTATCAACTGTATATCCAGATGCAGTAACTAAAGCACCAGAATTTCGTTGATCAATATATGAATCAGGGTTGATTAATCTATTTCTAGAAATTCCACCAATAGCCCTTTGTAGAGTTTGTGACATTTAATTTCCCTTTTATAATTCTGATGATAGCACTATATAAGTACCAGTACTACTTGAATATACATATGCTGCCTGACCTAATGTATATGGAGTACCAGTTCCTGTGAAAAGTATAGCTATACTAGTTGTACTTGCAATACCAAAAACTGAAATTGCCGTTACCACTGAAGATGCAGCCTGTGAGGTATAACCCATACCACTTATACCAACAGCAGTCGGTGTTGGAGCAACACGCATTGGTGTACCAAGTTGAATAAGGGCATGGCCTGAATTTGTAGACTGAACAAAACCATGTCCGAAATAATTAGATCCACCACCAACATTTTGACCAAGTATTTGACAGTATCGTTGACACTGCAAAAGTGCTAGTTCGAGAGGAACAATTTCAGGAGCTGTAGCATAATTTATTTCAAACTGTTCCCAAGCAACGTGCATCGATGTTGCGGCAGTATTAGCACAAAAACTTTGTGAACCAGTTGCTTTAGTAAAATTACCAGTTTGCCATGTATTTAGTGTTGAGGTTGTATATGTTGATCCGGCACCAAGATCTAATGTAATATACATAAATCCAGCAGACGCTGGGGTTGTTGCCCAAGTACCGCCTGTATCACCAGGAACCACAATAGAATGGAATTCAAGTGTATTAGCGTTAGCTATGGTGATTGTTGAAACATAACTTCTTGTTGCTGCATAATTTCTAAAAGATACAGAATAAACCCCAGCAACAGGAACATAGATACCAATTGTATAAACAAAAGGTTGTGCATTAGCTGTTCCCCAAAATGAATCTCTCATTTTAGAAATTTCAATTGGCTGAAATCGAGCATATTGATCACCTGCTGCAAGAGACGCATGTTGAGTTACTACATTTATTTTATGTGATGAAAAAGTTGGTTGATTATTACCCAAAAAAGTAGATACATCTTGTTGGGATGATAAAATCCCAGCGGTTCCAATTTGACCAACAACATATCTATCGACTGTATAGCCAGCGGCGGTAACTAATGCCCCGGAATTTCTCTGATCTATATAGCTGTCAGGATTTAATAGACGATTTCTATATCTGAAATTATTAGCTGTTGCATTATTAAAAGCTTGTGATGACATTTTGTTTTTCCTTTTATTTTATAATTCACAACTAATATAACCAGTACCACCATTAAGAATAGTTCCATTACCAGCAACTAACCCTGAAGCAACAGTCATTTGAATACCAAATGTAGCATTATCATTAGATCTTGATGCTAAACTCGCAGCCGTAGTTGCAATATTTGCACCAGCAGCACTAGAAACCCCAAAAGTAGTAGTTGAAATAAGAGAAGCTGTATTGCGCATTGGAATACCAGTTGAATAAACATAAGCATTAACAGTTGATGTGCAAAAACCAACTGCACCAATTGACAAAGGTCGTAACCAACGTTGACATTCTTGCAGTTGAATACCATAATCTAGGTAGTCATAGTTAGAAGCCACCGCATTGGTAGGTTCAACAATTTCCAACTGAACACCAGTAACATAAAATGCATCATCAGCACCAGCAGTTCCAGATGGAGTAAAATAAAGTCGAAGACCAATTTGTGTTGCATTAGATGGTATTGTTGCAGTAAATTGATACTGAACTAATCCAGTAGTTAAACTAATAGTTTGATTAATCGGTAAAGTAAGACCTGTCCAAGAAGCCATAGCATTAACTGGTTGATCAGTGCCAGTACCAGCACATAAGTTAACAACCATACTATTACTTGCTGCACTAAAATTAGCACCCGCATAAGCATAAAAACTTAATACTACTGTTTGTCCAGCCATTGGGTATGAATTCACTGATTCTAATGCTTGTCTAGTATTAATTATACCTGTTCCAGTTTGACCGGCAGTTCTACCAAGTTTAGCTATATTTTGGAACCCACTACCAGCTGGTGCAGCAACTTGATTAAAATATCCAGTTGAAGATGTTGCAAAAACTGCCCAACGATCCAACGATCCATATAAGAAACCAGCACCCGCTGGAATTGCGTATGTAGTTCCACGTTGAGCAATTCCCATATCACCATTAACCATGAAATTATGACCAGCATGTTGCATAGCTATTAAGTTATTAACATATGCAGTTGTTGCTAATTGTGTATTATTAACAGTCACAGCTGGAGTAGGAGCAGTCACAACACCTGAAATAGCATCACCAGTTTTATTAACTGCATTGGTAATATTCATTGCGGTGAAGGTAATAAATTCACCAGTTGAACCAGTTGATAGTCCAGTATTAAATACCACACTTGTACCATTGGTTGCTGTGTAATCAGAAGTTGGTAAAATAGTACCACCCAAACTTACCAATATCATACCAACTGGATAAGCAACACTGAATGTTGTTTGGTTATCAGTTGCAGTGAATGGAGTACGAGTTATTGAACTTGAAGCAACAAGAGATTGATTTGAGAATACAATAGTTTGGACTTCTTCACCAGCATTTGATGCGGTAGCTAAAGTGACTGAAGTACCATTAATTGCAGTATAATCAGATGATAATAATAAACTACCATTAACAAAAACCATTATCAAGCCAGCAGAATACCCACTTGGTACACTGAACACAGTTTGACCTTGAGTAGCCACAATAACCGGGTTGGTTGTCATTTGACCAGCACCAGTTCCAGCTGACCATGAAGGAGCAGCATTACCATTTGAAGTTAATACTTGACCAGCAGTACCATAGTTAGTACTTGTAGAACCGAATGAGAAACCACCGGCAGTTGTAATAGTTAAAGCAGCAGTACCATCAATTTCAAGTACTACTGGAGTTACTGTTGTTGTACCAAGAATGAAAGTTGAACCAGCAGAGTTTAATCCTACAACTGCACCAAGGCCACCATTATTTCCAGAGAAATTTATTGTGACACCACCAGCAGCATTGGTATTAGATAATAAAATACCTTCTTGGTTACCAGCTGTTGCTGTTGTATAAGTAAGAGTACCTGAAGTATTAACAGTTGTAAAGTTAGCATTTGCAGCAGTAGATACACCGATCGGCATGCTATTTAAACCAGTAGATCCAATATTACCAACTGCAGTTCCTGCGACGGTAAATCCGATATTAGCACCAGTGTAATATAAACCTGTTAATCCTGAGTTACCATTAAAAGCAACAACTGGTAAAGCAGCTGAACCATTTGGTAATATTAAACGACCAACAGTTGGATTACCAAAGGCAGAACTTAATGTTAGGTTACCTTGTATCGCTAATGATGATGCCAAAGAAGATCCAACTTTTTGAAGACTAAGTACATTATCAAAAGCAAAGGCAGTTCCGGCGGGTTGATTTAAACCAGTTGTAGTTCTAAACTGCATAGAACCACCAGCACCATTAAACAATGTAGTACTTGAAACCGTTTGTGAATTATTAACTTGCCATGCAGTTCCTGAACCAGCAACAATATAAGTCCCAGAAGTAATACCTGACCCAGTAACATATTGACCAACATTAATTGTTCCTATGGTTACACTAGTTATAGTAAGGTTGTTTCCAGAAATAGAACCAGTATAAACTGCCGCTGGTGGAGTAAATGTAATTAATTCTGCTGTACTAACAGTAACTGCTGTATTAAGATTATAAGTACCAGTATTTGAACCAGTACCAGTTCCATAAGATGAAACATAAACACCTGTTGGGATACCAACACCAGTAATTAAATCACCGAGTGCAATATTTGCAGTTGGTGTAGATGTAACAGTCATAACAGTACCAGAAATAGTTGCATTACAAGTAGCTACTAAACCATTACCGGTGGTCATCATAATATCCATTACATCTTCATTAGTAGTAATAGTTACCGGAGCAGAAGATCCAGTAGTATTCCAATACCAATGTTGACGACCAGAACTATCTTGTGATAACCAATATGCATTAGAAATACCACTAGTATGTTCAATAGAACCAGTGGTAGTCATAATATCAGTTGATGGATTCCATGTAAGACTTGCTGCTGAATCAACTAATAAACTCTGTTGACCAGTCACATCAGATGAAACCATTGCAAGTGGATAGTTAATATTTGAACCAGTTGCGGTAACTAAAGTATTATTTGAGTTAGTAGCAGTTGTTGCAGTACTTGCATTACCAGTTAATGCACCAACAAAGGTGGTTGAAGTGGTAGTACCAGTAACAGTTAAACCATCTGCTATCGAAACTAAACCTGTTGTATTTGAGATATTGATAGGACTATCAACATAAGAACCAGATACAAAACGTTGAATTTGGAAATTACCAGTTGCACCAGCCAACTTTACCAAATCCCACACAATAGAACCAGAACTATTAAATTCTAAATTTGATTGGTTGGTACCAGAGGTATCATTGATAGCTACAACCGGAGTTGAATATCCGACAGTAAGTGGACCAGTTAATGTACCACCAGTTAATGGTAAGTTGCCAGATGCAACACCTGTAAGAGCACCGACAAAAGTAGTTGATGATACAGAAGTAAGACCGGCAATGGTTGTAGCTGTGGTACCTAAAGCAATATTTGTAGAACCAATTGTTAATGAACTATTTGTTAAACCTGAATTTGGAATACTAGTAAAATTGGTACCTACAAATGTAGGAGCTGCACCAGAATTAATATTTTGTGGTAAACTTAATGTAACTGCACCAGTTGATGAGGATGCAATAACCTGATTAGCAGTTCCAGTAATAGAAGTAACACCACCAGTATTTGCTGCCCAAACCGGTAAACCAGAAGCTAAGGTTAATACAAATCCGTTTGTGGTTGCTGCTAACATTCCAGTAGTACCAGCTGCGGTTTGATATGGTAATGAACCAGCAGTACCACCAGCAATATTGGTTGCTGTGGTGGCTAAAGTTGCAGTTGAAGCGTTACCAGTTAATGCACCAGTAAATGTAGTTGAAGATACAGAAGTAAGACCTGATAATGTGGTTGGTAATGAAATAGTAACAGCACCTGTTGCACCAGAAATATTAACATTTGATCCAGCAACAAGAGAAGTAACACCGGTATTTGTTATAGTAATATTACCAGTTGAACCAGATATAGAAATACCAGTTCCAGCAACATTAGAAAGAACACCAGTATTTGCAAAAGTATTACCAGTTAATGAAAGACCAGTACCTGCAAGATATGAACCAGCACCTGAGAATTGTGTAAACACAACAGCATCAGTACCGATATTAATTGTACCACCTGACCCAGTACCGATCGCAGTTTCTGTCCAACCAGTATTACTATTTTGTGTACCACCAGCATCAACGAATACATAAGCACCAGGAGCAAAGTCTACTGCTGGACTACCATCAGCATCTAATGTACGAGTAAGAACCCAAGCAACTGAACCAGTTCCAAGAGTTGATAAGAAGTAGATACCGTTTTGTGTTGTTGTGGTTTGATTCTTTACAAGTACACGAGAATTGAGAGGTAAAGTAACACCATCAACAACTAATGCAGTAAGAGTACCTGAATTTGTAAGTGTAGCACCAACACCACCAGTACCATTATTATAAATTGCTGGATAATTTGTAGTAGTTGCAACATTAACAGAACCATGAACATAAAGGTTGGCAACGGCTGCATCAACATATTGTTTAGTTGCAGCACCTAATGCTGCACTCGGATCGGCATTAAGAATCAATGCACCTGTCATAGTATCACCAGCTTTATTAACTGGAGTGTATCCTAAAGCTGTGGTAATATCTGATGGAAGAACTGAAGATGTTGCTACTACCAAACCTTTACCATTGGTGGTAAGTTTTTGGAATGCTGCACTAACAGGACTTGAGTTAACAGTCGCAAGAGTTAATGCTAAAGCAACACCAGATGAACCATTGAAAGAAACGTTAGGGGCAGTTGCATCACCAGTTGCAGAGAAATTCTGTGCAGTGGTTAATGTACCGGCAGTGGTTGCAGTGGTAGCAGAACTAGCATTACCAGTAAGAGCACCAGTAAATCCAGTTGAGACAACTGAAGTAAGACCGGTTAAAGTGGTTACGGTAGAACCTAAAGCAATATTGGTAGAGCCAATGGTTAATGAATTATTAGTAAAGGCCCCATTAGGAATGTTTGTTAATCCTGCACCTGATCCAGAAAAAGCTGTTGCAGTTAATGTACCTGAATTAGGATTAAATGAAAGTTTTGTACTTGAAGTCTCTTGACCGAGATTACCAGAAGTACCAGTTACCCATGTTGGATATACTGTAGCATTAAGAGTTGTATTATCTGTAATTGCAGTTGTGGTGGCACTAGTAGCATTACCAGTAAGAGCACCAGTAAAACTGGTTGAGGTAACTGAAGTAAGACCAACTAAAGCTGTTGCTGTTGCACCTAAAGTAATATTAGTAGAACCAATGGTAACACTATTATTTGTAAGAGCAGAATTTGGAATGCTAGTAAAATTTGTACCATTTATTGATGGTGTGTTTGTCCAACTTGGAGCTGCACCAGAAATCAATACTTGTGAAGATGATCCCGAAGCAAGCATTGCAGTTGTATTAGCTGCTGATTGATATGGAAGTGATCCACCAGCACCACCTAAAATATTTGTGGAAGATGTAGCAGTACTTGCATTACCAGTAAGAGCACCAACAAAAGTGGTTGAAGTAACTGAAGTCAATCCAGCTAATGTTAAACTAGTAGCACCTAAAGCAAGACTAGTAGAACCAATTGTGATGGTATCATTAACAAGAGCACCATTTGGAATATTTGTAAAGTATGTACCATTAAAAATTGGTGCTGCCCCAGAATTAATATTCTGTGGTAGACTTAAAGTTATTGCACCAGAACCTGTAACAATAATTTGATTGGTTGTGCCTGTAACACTACTAACACCAGTGCTAAGTGCATCGATATATGCTTTATTTGCGGCATCAGTACTAAAGACTGGAGTTGCTACATTGGTAATGGTATTATTGTTGTTGTCAAGACCATTTTTTACTTTGAAACGTAATGAGTTGCTCATGATTCACTTTTCCTCAATGAGTTGATTTTATAAAACGTTAATAGATGTACGAACAACACTAACTTTAGTTACGGCATTAGTAGGAGTAAACACTAAGTTTAAATTCCCGGATGATACAGTTGCATCGAATGTGGCTAAAACACCAGCGGTATAGATATCACCATATTCAGTAATGAATGCAGAAGTACCATCATGCATGACTAAAATTTCACATGCTTGATAAGAAGTTCCTGAAGTTACTTGGACTAAATATTTTGAGGTTCTTGTAGTAGCAATTGGTACAGCATCAATAACTTGGTTAGCAGAGGTGTTTGATGACAAATAATAGATATTTGTTATTTGTGAATTTGTCAAACCAACTGATGTCATATTAGATAGTGATTGAACAACATCACCTAAATTGATAACAGTATTACCTATCTCAAAAGAACTATATGATAATGAGGCATTTGGTATGTCAGTTAATCCACCACCATTACCAACAAATTCACCAGTTGTTACGGCAAAAGAATGAGCATATAAAGTATCATTAGTTGTGTTATATGTTAAATCTGGATAAACATCCAAACTACAACTTGAACCACCAGTAGGACCTGCTGTTGTAAGAACTACCTGAACATTACCAGCTACACCACTTAAAACAGCAAGAGCAACATTTGATGCAGTACCAGTCGAACCAGATGATCCTGTTACATTACCAGTTACATTACCTGTTAAGTTACCAACAAAATTAGTTGATGTAACTGAAGTAAGTCCAGTAATAGTTGAAGGTAATGAAAGAGTAACATCACCAGTTGAAGCCGAAGCGGTAATCTGATTAGCAGTACCAGCAATTGAAGTCACACCACTGGTATTAGTTTGCCAAGAAGGAACACCAGATACAAGTGTTAATATTTGTCCATTTGTTCCAACCGATAACATTGCAGTTGTACCAGCAGCAGATTGATATGGAAGTGATCCAGCAGCACCACCTGCAATATTAGTTGCAGTTCCAATAGAAGCCGTACTTGCATCTGTCCAAATAGGAGTTGATGCACCTGCTGTTAAAATATAACCAGTAGTCCCAAGAGTCAACATATTAGTTGTACCAGTAGCACCTTGATATGGAAGTGATCCAGCAGCACCACCAGCAATATTAATTGTGTTAGTTGCATTAGTTGCAGAAGGAACAGTACCAGTTACACTAAATGTAACATCACCAGAAAAACTACTTACCGAAATATTTGTACCACCAATGGCACTTGTCACACCGGTATTTGTTATGGATATATCACCGGTTGCAGAAGTGTTTGTACTTAAGCCCGAACTGGTTGTAATACTAGTAACACCAGTATTTGAAATAATATTACTTGAAATGTCAATACCGGTACCAGCAGTATAAGAAGCACCAGCACCAGAGAATTGTGTTAATACGATCGCATCACTACCAATTCTAACAGTACCACCAACTTCATTACCAACAGTGGTTTGTACCCACTGAGTTGCTTTTAAATCACCACTAGTTACATAGGTAAGATCACCAGCAATAACATCACCAAAAATACTATTGTCATAATCTGAGGCACGTGTTAATTTCCATGGAGTAGATACTGAACCAAAATCAGTAAGAACATAGATACCATTTTCTGGATAATTAGCTTGATTCTTAACAAGAATACGATCACCGACAGCCAAATTTGGATAATTACCAACTGAACCTATCGGACCATTCCCAGTAGCCTGTAAATAAGCACCAACACCAGTTCCTGTATCAGGTGACTGTCCAGCAAGACCTGCTGTATATGTGCTAGGGGATATGTTGTAAAGTGTAGTAGTTGCAGTTACAACTGAAGGGTGAATATTAATACCAGCAGCAACATTATCTACATATGCTTTTGTGGCAGCACCGAGTGCAACAGTTGGATCAGCAGCTAATATAAGTGCACCGGTTAATGTACCACCATTAAGTGGTAAGTTACCAGAAGCGGTTCCTGTTAATGCACCAGTAAATATGGTTGCTGAAACAGAAGTTAATCCTGTTAAGGTTGCTGTACTACTACCCAACACAATATTGGTTGAACCAATTGTTACTGAATCGTGTACTAATGCTGAATTTGGAATTGATGTTAAACTTGCACCTGAACCAGAGAAAGTTCCAGCAGTAAGAGTACCAGATATATTTGGATTAGCAGTCCATGTTGGAGTAGTACCAGACATAAGTACTTGTCCAGTAGCAACAGCAGAAATGAAATTTGTAGTATTAGTAGCTGATTGGTAAACTAATGCACCAGTTGAACCAGCTAATATATTTGAAGCAGTTGCAGCAGTAGTTGCAGAACTTGCTAAGCCATTAAGTGGACCATTAAATTGCGCAGAGGTAACAGAGGTAAGACCCGCAAGAGTTGCAGTACTTCCATTTACAGAAATATTAGTAGAACCAATTGTGATTGATCCACCTGAAACCGCAGAACTTGAAATATTAAAAAGATTTGATCCATCAAATGCTGGAGCTGATGACCATGCTGGATTTGTACCACCAATAAGAACCTGTGATGAAGTTCCAGCAGTTAAGAAAGAAGTTGTACTAACAGCAGATTGGAATGGAATTGCACCAACAGTTCCACCAGTAAGATTTGCTGTTGAACCTGATGAACCACCAATACTTAAAGCTGATGCAGTACCTGTTAAACCAGTACCTGCACCAATAAAATTTGTACCTGTTACTGAACTATTAAATGCCGCATTACCTGAATCATCGATTATAACAATGGCACCACTATTAGCACTGTTGGCTATTTCAAAAGCACCATTAACAGATTTAAGATATTTGTTTGGGGTTGTTGAACCATTACCAATAAGTTCAATTACCGCACCATTACTACCAGTGTTTGATAAGGATAATACATTCCCAACTGTAGCAATATCAACAGATAAAGAACCAGTTAATGTACCACCAGTCAAAGGTAAATCAAGAGAAGCATGACCTGTTAATGCACCAACAAATGATGTTGCAGTCACTGAAGCCAAACCCGCTAAGGTTGTAGTAGTTGCTCCTAAAGCAACATTTGTAGAACCAATTGTGAGTGAGTAATTTGTGAGGGCTGAGTTTGGGATACCAGTTAATAGGGTACCAGAACCACTGAATGCCCCGGCTGTAATGGTACCAGAAACATCAAGAGAACTAAGTGTTCCAAATGAAGTAAGTGAGGAGTAAATTACATTAGAAGCAAGGGTATTACCTGACAGTGAACCAGCATCTGATCCAGCGGTTGTATCAAGTTGTCGTTGCCATGAACTTAAATTGTGTGAGTAAACATATAAACCAACTGTATTTCCACCTGATGTACTATTAACATAGTATAGTTCACCGTCTGATGGAAGTGATGGGAATGTGGCACCAGAAGGTAATGTCAAATTTGTAACATCAGAACCTTCCGTTAGTTGAATTCCATCAATTTGCATTATTAATTCTCCTAGTGTTTAAAAATACCTCTTGGTATATTTATAATTTAAAGGCTGATTTTAACTATAAATAAATTAATAATAATTTAAGGGAATTTAATGAAAGTCTATGAACTACTTGAAGATAGAACTGATGAAGGGTATCTTACCTTAGTATCTATTCTTAAAAAACATTGTAAAAAGGCTATTAATTTACTTGATATTGACCAAATTCATCCTATCTATCGTGGTGCTTATTCAATTGGTGAAGAAACAGAAGTTGGTGGTAAAACCGAATCGATAATATATACTGAAGTTTTGGGAAGACATGAAGCTAGAACTTCTAAGACGGATAGTAGTTTGTTCCTTAGTTTCGTAAGTGAATCACCAATCTGGAATGGTGTTCCTAAAAGAATTTATTCAACTTTCGGTACTCCGAGTGTTGAAATGGCTGCAGATTTTGGTGCGACCTGGCTTATTATTCCATATGACAATAATAAAATCGCTGAGATGGACACTGACTTTAATGACTATGAACCTAATGATTTTTCTATGCATAAGATCGGTCAAATGCTGGTTTCGTTGACTTATAAAATCAAACAACTTCGCCCACATAATGCGGGTGATCTTGAAGAACTTCCAATGGATTTACAAGATATATTAATGGAAGATAGTTTAACACCTAATGTTTATCACTTGCTGTCAATGGAAGAAATAAAAGCGTACTCGGCATCACTAAAAAGATTGTTTATTGAATTACAAAAACCAAGTTCTGCTATAGATATCTTAGATGGAATTGATGAAGTCTGTGGTAATTTGATTGATGCCATGAATACTGATGATTTATATCAGTTTTTAAATACCAATATTAACCCAGAAAAAATGGGTGTTACTGTACATCACTCATATTCAGAAACCAAACAAATGCCAGAAAAAGCAGAGGTTTGGTTTGAGGGTAATTACATAGCAATCAAATATGTAGGACGAAAGAGTATGAAAGATTTCATATATGAAAATTGGTTTAAGGAATTAGTTAAAGATGTTTTTGAATAAGAAAAAGCCCTGAATTTCAGGGCTTTTATTATTAAAGAACACTATTAAGAGATACAAATCCAGTAGGTATGGTATAATTAAATGCTGAGGCACCAAAGTTAGCAGTTGAAGCAGTTGCTATAGCTATTTGGAAACCGAAAGCCGGGTAATAATTACCATCTGCTAAAGTAAATGTATGCTGTAAAATATTCATAGAATAGAATGAAATATTCATAGCACCAACAGTAGTATCTAAAGCAAATCCAAATTTTGTACCTGCATTGTCAAATCCACTACCAAGATTAGTTGAAATACCATTATAAAATAATCCATTATTGATAAAGTATGATAGAGACATAGCAGCAGATGTTTGTCCTGCAAGACCTTTAGTAAGATTACAAGTATTCAATGCAATACCTAAAAGTTCAGCATTATTGGTACATGTAACTTCCCAATAAGTTTTTGTATTTAATGGAGCCGGTGCTGCATAACCCATTTTACCACTACCAACAGTAGGACATACAACTGTTAAGTTACCATTACTGAATGTTAATCCTGAAGAACTTGCATTTGCAGGTAATCATGTTTCATTACCAGTTGCCACACCTGTACCACCAACACCACTAGTAAATCCAGTAGGTGGGTTATAAATAAGTTGTGAATTACCAAAGTCAGCAGTCATTGACCAGGTGGAACCACTTGTACCACAACCTATTGCTGGGAACCATGTTTGACCAGATGGGATAGTATAATATTCCATCAATACACCATTTTTATACCAAGCAATTATATTATTAGTCAGATCAAGAGCGATACCTACAACAACACCCGAACTATTAAATGCTACAGGCGTACCAGTAATACCGGATACTATTTGACTAAATCCATTATATAAAGCACCATTAAGAGCATAACAAGTAAATGCAGAATTAAGTGTTTGTCCAGTATAAATTGTTGCACTAACATTTAAAGTACTTAATGCAATACCTGTTAAGATATTGAATGTGGTACCAGCACCAATTGTTGTTTCCCAATACCATTTACCAGAAGACATACCTTGTGATGCAATAACTGATTGGGTATTACTAGTACCCGCAGCAGTTAAATTACCATTACTATAGGTAACACTAGCATTTTTATTAGATGTGCTCCAGGTATTTGTTGTTGGATAATTTATACCTGGATTACCAGAGGTTAATATAGAATTTGGCGCAGCCGGAACCGTAGCAAATGTACTAAGAACCATTTGAACAATCGCACTCATGCTAAGTTGACTCCTGAAATTATCCAACTAGTGGTTCCTATTTTAATTGCAGTTGCAAGTCCATTAGTTGCAAGTGTTCTTGGACCAGTACTTGCAGTTGCACCAGCTAATGTCATAGTATCAGTGGTAATTATAATACTGATTGTACCAGCACCATTTTGATTAATAAACGTTAGGGTTGTTCCAATTGGATAAGCAACAGTGGAGTTAGCAGGAATTGTCCAAGTACGTGCAGTTGTATCTGTGGCAGGGTGGAAAATTTGACCACCTGCATCAGCAAGTACACAAGTATAAGCAGCACTCTGACTGTTTTGTAATATGGCAGTGGCAGCAGGTGATGCAAATGTTACAGTACCATTATTACTTTGAGTAATTATTACACCTGTACCAGCAGCATATACCGGAGTTAATACACACCATTGAGCTGATGTTTGGGCATTAACTACAAACGCTGCATTAACAGGAACTGATACACCTATATTAGTACCAGCACCATCAATTTGTGCTCCGGATGCTGGATAAACCATTAATGGATTAGCACCACGATTTACAACAGATATTTCACGGCCAGCGGCACCTGCTGGAAGAGTTACTCCAGTACCAGCAGCTACAGAGGTAACAAAGTTATTATCAGCAGTAAGAGCAGTAGCAGTAGCTTGAGTAGTACCTGCTGCAACAATAAAATTTGTACTATAAAAGTTTATTGAACCAGTAAATGTGGTTTGCGGAGCAGCAACCGCAAGATTCCCCGTAGTACCATTAATGCCAAGAACTGTAAGATTATTAGTACCAATATTAATATTACCACCACGACTACCAGTTGAAGCATTAGTATTAATTGTTACATTACCAGTTGTATTACCAGCAGAATTAGAAATACCAGGTTGAATAGTAATACCACCACTAGTTGAACCTGAAGTAAAACTGGCACCACCCTGAATAAGAACATTACCACCATTAGTACCTCCTACAGTTGCAGGTGAACCTAATAATTGTAATGTTGATCCACCACCACCAGGAGTTGTTGCAGTAGAAGTAATAGTCACAGTGTTACCGGTACCAATTGCATAAGTACCAATAGTTAACACATTATTTGTTGATGAAGTACCAGTAAAAGTAAGCAATGAACTTGAAGTAACCCCTGAACCAGTACCAAATGGAATTTGAGCTGCTGGTATAGAAATAGCACTAGCTGTTACAGTTACAGCACCTGTTGAACCACTAATAGAAATACCAGAACCAGCAACAATTGAAGTTACACCAGTATTATTAAATGTATTACCAACTAAAGATAAACCAGTACCCGCAGTATAAGTAGCACCACCACTAAATTGAACAAAGGTGATTGATGTAGTATCAATAGTAATTACTGAAGTGTTTGTATTTACAAAAGCATTACTGCTTTGAGTAGTACCACCATCAACATATACAGCAGAACCCAATATCTGGGCACTAGTTGTCATATCGGTTGTACGTGTCCATGCACCAGAACCAGATAAATAAATACCGTTCTGTGAGGCAGTAGTTTGGTTTTTAACTAATACACGAGATGATGAAGTAGTAATACCATCAATTGTCTGTTCACCAGATAAAGTAATATTTGCAGTAGTAGCACAAGCAACTTCATTTTTCCATGAAAGACCAGCAATCGCAGCATCAACATAATTTTTAGTTGCTGCACCAAGACCTGCTACTGGATCAGCATTAAGAATTAATGCACCAGACATTGTACCACCAGTCAATGGTAAGTCAAGAGAAGCATGACCTGTAATAGTACCAGATACTGTTAATGAAGTAAGGGTACCAACAGAAGTAATATTTGGTTGCGCTGCAGTAGTAACAGTACCAGCTGTGGTAGCTGTACTTGCATTACCAGATAAAGCACCAGTAAATGTAGTTGCTGAAATTGAAGTTATACCAGAAATTGCTGAAGGTAAACTTAATGTAACTGCCCCTGATACAGTTGAAGCAGTAATTTGATTTGCCGTACCTGATACAGAAGTAATAGTACCTGTACCACCAGTTGAACTAATTGTAACTACACCAGTTGAACCACTAAGAGAAATACCAGTTCCTGCAACTAAAGAAGTAACACCCGAGTTAGTAATTGTGGTTGCAAATTGAGTATTATATTCATTTGGCTGTGATACAGTAATACCAGTGCCAGCTTGAATTGGAGAAGCTGTTGCTACCCAGAATGGGTAAGCTGGATCACCAGTTGTAAAGTGTCCAGTGCCAACTAAGGTTATTGATGAACCTGGATAGATATAGCAATTTGTTCCACGTAATTGGCTTTGTGTTCCTGCATATGCAGTAATGGTGTATGCTGTATCATTAATAATGGTTACTTCACGGCCAGCAGCAATATCTGGAAGCATAACTGTTGGAGTTGTAGTTCCAGATAAAGTGTTGATATAATTTATATCAGCATTTAATTGGGTTGGGTTTAAATTATTTGTACCAGATACTGTAACATTTGCTGTATATGGAAGAAGAGCACCAGTTAATGTACCACCATCAAATGCTAAGTTACCATTAGTAGTTCCATAAATAGTTCCAGATACTGTCAATGTACTAAGAGTACCAACTGAAGTAAGGGATGAACTAATAATATTTGATGCAAGGGATGTACCAGTTAGTGTACTACCTGCAGCACTTGTAGAGCTAATTGTAACTGCACCAGTTGAACCACTTAATGTAATATTTGAGCCTGCAACTAATGAAGTAACACCAGTATTAGCAAATACATTACCAGTTAAAGATAAACCAGTACCTGCTGAATAAGTTGCACCTCCACCAAATTGCGCAAAAACAATAGGGGTTGTACCAAGGGTAATTGCGGTATTTGTATTAACCCATGCACTTGCTGCATTAACAGTACCAGCATCAACATATACGGCAGAACCAATAATTTCAGTACCTACATCAGCATCAGTAGTACGTGTCCATGCACCAGAACCAGATAAATAAATACCGTTCTGTGAGGCAGTAGTTTGGTTTTTAACTAATACACGTGAAGCAGAAGTAGTAACACCATCAATTGTTTGTTCACCAGATAAAGTAATATTTGCAGTAGTTGCACAAGCTACTTCATTTTTCCATGAAAGACCAGCAATTGCAGCATCAACATAATTCTTTGTAGCAGCTTGACTTGATACAGTTGGATCAGCACTTAATAATAAAGCACCAGACATTGTATCACCAGCTTTATTAAGAGGAGTGTATCCAAGAGCTGAGGTAATCATACTTGATGATAAAGTATCAGTATCAAGTACTACACGTTCCCAAGTTGAATTACTCATTGAGTAAACATATAATCCCAGTGGATTACCAGAAGATGTGCTATTAATATAAAATAATTCACCATCAGTTGGTGTTGGTACAAAAGCTATGCCTGTATCCACGGTAAGATTTTTAATATCTGAACCTTCAGTTAGACTAATTCCGTCAAATAGCATGTAGTTCTCCTAATTGGTAAGCTGAAACTGTTATTAAGTATATTTATCAATATCAGCCCCAAATAGGGAAATTCATGGTATAATACATTTTGTTATAAGGGGAGATAGATATGACCTGTCAATGTAAAGTTTGTACCGACCATAAGCGCTGGGAAGCTGCTTTAGTTCATGATGAGGCTTCAAGAGGTGCCTTTGAAGAAGTTATGGACCTACTCGCAAATCGTAGTATGGACCTTAACCACTATGAAGCAATCCATGAAGGTACCTGGCCACAAGCTGTTGAAATACTAACATGTGCATTAGAACATGCAAAAGCTAAGCAAAATGCCGGCATCAGTATCCTTTAAGCCACAGGAGCTCCTGAAAGAAATAATGTTCTTACGGGCTTCTGGTACTCCTAATCAAAAGCTGATTGATATCTTTGATGAGTTAATTGTTATAGTTAACCGAAAATTCATAGATGTACCTGATGATCTTCAAGATAAAATAAATTATGCTGAACTAAGAACTCACATAATAGAAGAGTTATTAAAAATTCATAGTGATGTAACTCTCCCAAATCATATTCGTGTCCTTTATTCTAATGATAATCTTTATACAGGATCAATGATTTACTGTATTAAAAGCATTATCTATTCTCTCATCATCAGTTATATAGCAAAGATAAAACAAATTGAAATATCAAACCCAAATCAATGAAGCATTTGATGCACTCGGATTTACCCCAAGACCTGGACAAGTAGAAGCAGTTAATGATATTCTGGTTGGTTTTTTAGATATTAAATATCAGAATCAAATATTAAATGCACCAACAGGTACTGGTAAAAGTATCATCGGTGCTGCCTCTGCTGAAGCCCTTTCCATCTGTAAAGGACTCAATAAACAGTCTCCAAAAGCAAGTATCATGCTTTGTAGTACTAATATTTTGTCAAAACAGTATGATTCCACCTTCAAAGAACTGGCAAATAAGGGTAATTACATCATGATTAAGGGTGCTAGTAACTACCCTTGTTCAGCATTATCTACTACCGAACTACCTGAAACGGCTGAATCCTGTGCTTGGTTTACTATGATTCAAGCAGGTTCTGACTTCGAAAGTACCATCAGAACCCACTGTGATAAGTGTGAATACTTGTGTAATAACAAAAGAAAAAATCAAGTTCGTCACCTAACTACTAATTATTCCTACTTCTTTGTTGATCGGATGTACACTGGTAAGTTTGAAGATCGTAGTCTGATTGTCTGGGATGAAGCACATCTTATCAATGATCTATTCAGTGAACATAATGCTATTCTCTTTTCACAGAAGAAAGTCCAAGCAATGGCCAAAGAAATCGGTGAATTGGTTGGCATTGCCGATATGAAAATTAATAAAATACTAACATCTGTGGCTAAAGATTGTGGTGTTAAAGACAAGATTAATGATTCAAATTACCGAGCATACCTGAGTGCTATATATGAAGTTTATAGTTATGCAGCAGAGCAGGGTAAAGAACAGGCTGATAAAGCATTACGTTCAAATAAAACCAGTCAATATACTAAGCTATCCCGATTCTATAAACGATATGAAAGTCTGGCTTGTAAGATTGATGACTTAACCAAGTATGAATATGAACACGTCTTCGAGTACAAAGAAGAAGATTGTTCTATATCAATCAAACCAATTTTTGTTGGTACAATGATTGAAGCCTTACAATGTTCAGATCATAACTTGTTTATGTCTGCAACAGTTTCAAATGAATTTATGGTTAAGACATTGAATTTGGATCCTGCTAAAACTGGATTCTTGAAGATCAAACCAACCTTTCCTATTGAAAATAAGGAAGTCGTTTTCTTTGACCCATTATCTTTGAACTATACCACATTACAAAATCCAGATACAATCAAGGCCCTTAGAAAGAATGTATCAAAGATTGTGAAAAAGCATGTGGCTGATGGAGAACGTGGTATTATTCTATCTCCAAGTTTCAAACTACAGAATGAAATAGTTGCTGAACTCCATGGGATTCCCGGATTCAAATTGTTTGAACAACGACAAGGTGAAAAGTTAGAAAATACCTTGGAAGCATTCAAGGCATATAAAGGTGGACCTGCAATTTTGATTTCCCCTTCTATCTTTGAAGGTGTGGATTTACCTGGTGATTTATCTCGATTCCAGATTGTGATCAAAGCACCATTCCCCTCATTGGGTGATAAACGAATGAAGTTTATTCTGGATCATCATAAAGAGATTTATGAGATTATTACGATTCAGAAGTTGGTACAGGGAGCAGGTCGTTCAGTACGTTCTGAAACAGATCATGCGACCACATATTTCTTAGATATGAATGCCCAAAGGTTATGGGGTTCAAAAGCAAATATCTGGGGTAATGAATTTAAACCACGTTACACCAAATTTATCTAAGGATAATATGAAAACATTAGACCAGTTATTAAAACAACTACAATCAATAGTGCCAACAAAAGAATTGGATTCTAGTAATAGAATTAAATTCTTGAATGGGTTCCCGACAAAAACCAAAAAAGAACAAAAGATTGTTATCGGTCATTTAGATGATATGGTAAAGGATTTAATTAGTGTTCAGGTTAATTTGTCCATTAAAGATAATGTCGGAATTAAATGGGTAAATGACTTCATTGATGTTGCTTGTAGTTGGCAACCACATGGTAAGTTAGAACAACCACGTATGCGATATCTGGCAATTGTTAATGGTGGACATCAGGATGACCAAACAGGCAAATGGTCATTTTCTGATGAAGCCTTATATGAATTTGTACAGGCATGCATTGAAGAAAGAAATAAACAATGACACTGCTGGATATCATAACAGCAATAATAGATATTATTGGTGCTATATTAATGAGTAGTGATAAATTCAGAAAAAGTAACTTTGTATTAGGAGTTTCTATTCTGATTATTATAAGTTCCATCTACCTAGCAATTAGCTCAGCCTCAAAACTTTGAAAGATACTAATGACAATAATTGATATTTTGGCAGTATTAGGTAGTGTCTTTGGTGCCCTCCTTGTTGCAAATGGAGATACCAAAGCAGCACTCATTGGTTATATTTGTTTTATCATTGGATCAATCTGTTCTATCTATTTGCTATTTAATTCCAATGCATCAGCTTCATTAACCTATATTAATGTTTACTTTCTGATAGTAAATTTCTATGGTGTTTATAAGCGATTGAAGATGCTTAAGAATATACCAGCACCAACACAGGAAGAAGTGACTGCTAAGTTACTTGCTGAAGAAGATAGAATTTATCAGATAACTGAACCATGGAGATAATATGCGACTTATAGATTTAGAATATATTTTTAAAGCTCAATTAGAAGACTTTCAAGATAAACCGGGAATGATTTATTATATGTTAATTGAAGATGGCATTAACCATCTACAAAGAACTATCTCAACTAATTTAGAAGAATTATTGGTAACTCTTGATAACTTTGAGTTCCGTGGTTATACTGAAAAAATGCCAAGGTTTATGAAATGAATTATGAAAATTATGTCCCCAAAGATGAATGGGAAAAACGGGTTCTTGACTATAAATCCTTTTGAAGGTGACTTTGGAGAACAGGATGATGTTACCTTTAAAGATCGTCTAGTAAGAGCAAGAAAAGAGTATACGTGCATCTACTGTTGTGGTATAATTACTAAAGGTGAACATCATCGATATTTCTCTATGAGATTTGGTGGTGTTCTTCAAAACTCCCGATATTGCTATGGGTGTTGTGATGCCATGGCAGCTAGTTGGGTTCATAATGAAGAAGAACCTTATCAAGGTTATCAAATAGAACAACGCCACAATCTCCATAGAAAACAAACATGACTATCCTCAAATACAGACCTAATAAACCTGATCAAGATGCATATAAGCTGACAATGAATTATGATCAAATAATGGTCATATCAAAACTGTTGAATCATGTTAGACTTGGATTAACTGGTGAATTTTCAAAAGCCGCTTTTGAACTTATTAATGCAATCGAAACTTGTGATCCATCAATGTTAGATGAGGCAAGCAAATGGGTTGCATTAACAGTTAGCATTGATGATATCAATGGTGAAGAACATCCTGTCCATATGCGTTATGGTGATGATCCAATATTTGATTTAGAATTACAACCACCAGGTTTTGGAAATCATGATGACCCAAGTTTTGATGATGATCCAACTGTTGGTGAATTTATTGTACAATAAGGAATAGTATGCCACACTGCAAATTTATTATTGAAGGCATTGATCATTTGGGTAAGAGTACTCTTATTCAAGCAATGCGTCAAGAACTTGGTAACTATCTGGTTATTCATAATACCAAACCTGAAAAGTTAAAGTGTTATGAAACTTCACCAGAGACAGCAGCACAAGACTGTCAGATTGATATGTACCACAACTATTTCCATATATTGAATTCTGATGCCTTTGTTATTATGGACCGTGGTCACTTAGGTGAACCAGTTTATGCACAAAGATATCGTGGATATGATGGTAACTATGTATTCAATATGGAATTGAAATACCATACAGATTCACGTATGCGAGATATAAGGATGATTCTTCTTACTGAAGATTTCACCATCTCCAAACACTTTAAAGATGATGGTTTATCTTTGGATGTAACTAAGCGTGAAGAAGAACAGAATGATTATATTGCTGCTTTCAACAAGTCATCAATTAAGAATAAACAGATTGTTTGTGTTACTGGACCTGATGGTCAATTCCGACCACGGGAAGAAATCTTAAAAGAAGTAATTCAACTGGATATGCCACGATGAAACTGATATCTGAATTTACCCCATATCAATTAAACTATGAATCAAGTATTGGTAATCAATCCAGTTACTGGTTTGTACAAGGACCCAATGTTAGTTTTACTAATCCAGGATTAACCAAATCACAATTACAAGGTATAGCAGGAATGCTTAATGGTGCATATCAACTTGGTATGGCCGATGCCCGTAATATACAATTTAATAAGGAATCAGAAAATGTCCAACCAGGATGATAATTATATTGTCAATGCCAATCGTGTATTGGAATTGATTGCCAATCAATTATATATTGATGGTATTATTAAAAGTCCCAGTGTAGTAATGAACAATTATATAGTTGGGGTTGCTCGTCCAGGTTTATTTTCCAGTGCCTATGATAAACTCACTGGTTTAAAACCAAATGAAGAAGGTAAGTATGATGGTACCTATGTCATCTTCCAAATACCAAAACAATGGCAACCACAACCAGAAATGTCAGATACTGCTGATGGCTGTCAATCACCAACCCCTGAAGAACTTGAGGTCTTAAACAATGCATAAACAACCAATTCTAGTTACCCTTACTTCACCAACTGCTGGTGGTAAGAACTATCTTCTCGATTATATCCGTAGCCAAGGATTTGATTGCATCGTATCAACCACAACCCGTGATGCTCGTGTTGGTGAAGTTGAAGGTGTTGATTATTACTTCATCAGTGAAGATGAATCAAAACGTCTTGAAGCCTTTAATCAGTTTGCTGAATTGGCAACATATCGTGGTGTTCGTTATGGAGTAACTAAACAGGAATTTGCTACTAAGTTGAAAGATGGTTTGGCATTTTTGATTGTTGAACCAACTGGTATTGACCATTATGTAAAACCTGCTTTGGATGTTGGTGCAGCTCATTTGAAGTATTATATCCATACCCCACAAGTGGAACGTGTAGCCCGCTTCAAGAAACGTACTGATGATGATTTGATCCGTGACTTGGCGACTGATCCACAGAATGTATTGAAGACTACCAGATTAGCGATTGATCGATTGATTGCTATCCACACTGAAGAAACAAAATGGTTTGAAATGGTACAATGGGACCGTGTATTAGATGGTCTTGAAAATCCAGCAAACAACCTTGGAATTATATGTGCTGATGTGGAAAAGAAACAACAGCACTTTAATGAAGTAATGCAGCACAATGCAACAAAATTTATCCCTGAACCAACCTATCAAAACTTTGGAAAGCACTAATAAATGAATCAAAATTTTTCACATATTGAAAACGTACCTGCAGACGATGTAGTAGATGGACAAGGATTAGCACCTACATTATGGCCACAAGACATTGCAGAAATGCATGGTAAGTTTGGCGTAAATGAAGCTGTAAGAAATCTTGATAAAGAAAAACTTGCTAAGTTTTTAAAGTTCCGTATTGACTTCCTTCAGGAAGAACTCAATGAAATGGTTTATGCAAAATCCGCAGATGATGTGGTTGATGCCTTGATTGATTTATGTGTTGTGGCAATTGGTACTTTGAATGCCTTTGATGTTAATGCTTATATTGCCTGGAATCGTGTCCATGACAAAAATATGCAGAAGCAGGTTGGTATTAAAGCAAGCCGTCCTAACCCATTGGGATTGCCTGATTTGATTAAACCTGAAGGTTGGACTTCACCTACCCATGTTGATAATGTAGGAATGTTAGCTAAATTATTTTAATAAATAATATTCCGTAGTATCAATTAAGGAGTATTAAATGTTGAAAATAATTAAATGCGATTTTAAGTTCAATCATGCCAATTCAGTCAATGAATGTCATGTAACTTATTCTGATAACACTACTCGTATCTTTACCGATACCCGTCAGATTCAGCAAGTTACTGAGCAGCTAAAACAGCAACAAAAGCAGTTCTTAACTGAATCAGCTTAAAGAAAATGGGATTAAGTTCCCATTTTTTATTTGAGATAAATATAACTATTATACCAATGATCCCAAATGAACTTATATAAATTCCACGATAAACCTGAAACTATTCATCGTCATGAGAATGCACATGAAACTGTACCTGATTTAGCTTGGGATAAGTATGGTGCTTCACCAGAGAAATTAAAACCATACGAGAAGCTATTTACAAAAGATCCAAAATGGGCCTATCGATATGCTTGGACAACTGAGATGGATAATAAAAAACGTGGCTTCCCAGCAGGTGAAGATGCTATAGCCAAAGACCCTCAAACAGCTTGGGCCTATGTTAAGAATATTATCAAGAAACGTTTCCCAAAAGGAGAAGCTGCTATTGCCAAAAATACAAAATATTCTATTCCATATGCAGTAATTTATATAAAAGGTCCATTTCCTGTTGCCGAATCTGAGATACTTAAGGATCCACATGCTACATTTGAGTATGTATTAGGTGCATTGAAGAAACCATGGCCTAAAGGTGAGGCTATAATGAATAAAAATAGTGGGGTAGCACGTGAATATCGTAGATTTATTCATGCTTATGAGAAGAAAGAAGCCAGAAAAGCTGAAAAAGCTGATGATAAATCTCAGAATGATTAATTGAATATCTATAAATAATAAATAGTAATAATTCCCTGCCCAATTAAAGGACCACAATGAAACTGAACGAAATCAAGAATATTTCTAACCCATCTTTGATGGAAGATTTAGCTTCTAAGATTACCGAATTAGAGAAAACACGTGCTACTAAAGTACTTGATGCTTTCAAAAAAGATAAAAATGACATCTTGAAAAAAGATGCGACTGCTTTAGATGTTATTAAAGAATTGGGTAAAGCCGATCCAACTCGTGGTGGTAATGCCATTATGTGGTTAGTCAAGAGCTATATCAATGGTGAATTCAAACTTGAAGATATCAGCCGTATTCGTGGTGATATCGAGAAGTTCTTCAAATTCAAATCCAAAATTGAAAACAAAGACTTGAACAACTATAAATCGATCGATGATTTATACAAAGCAATCGAGCCATTTGGTGATGAAGAAGAATTAGAAAAGTCTAAAAAGGCTGCTGCTAAGGACCTTAAAAAGAATGAAGTTGAATATCTAATTGATACTCCAGACTTCAAAGCTTTGATCCCTAAAACAGAAGCTGCTGCTTGTAAGTATGGTGCTGGGACTAAATGGTGTACTGCTGGTGAATCAAATAACATGTTCCAGTATTATCATGACCAAGGTAATCTTGTTATTATCATCACTAAAAAAGATGGTAAAGATAAGAA